GGTATCAGTATCTTTGTACCATTATTAATAATTAACCTTAATTCCGCAACACTATGAAGTGGATTTTGTGTCTGCGACATTTCTGTTGTGCAAGAAATATGTACAATAAAATGAATTTTGTCGCTTTGCAAGCAAAATCCCACTAAACCCTATAGGTTGCGGATTTGAGGATTAAAATACATATATATGTTAGGAGCATTAATTGGGGCAGGTCTTGGACTTGCAAGCAGCATCGCTGGCGGTATAGCTAACCGCAAGGCGAGACGTAAGCAGGAGCAGATGATTGCCCAGCAACAGAGAGAAAATCAGGCATGGTATGACAGAACATACAATGCCGACCCGACCAAGCGTGCTGATACCGTGCGCTTGCTCACACAGATGCAGGAGCAGATTAAGAACAGAAACAAGGCTGCTAAGGGAAGACAAGCGGTAATGGGCGGTACGGAAGATTCTACTACTGCGGTGAAGGAGGCGAACAACAAGACTCTTGCTGATACTACCTCACAGATTGTAGCTGCAAATGATGCCCGAAAGGATAGCATCGAGCAGCAGTATATGAACAGAAAGAACCAGTTGCAGAACCAACAGATGGGTATGGAAGCTGAGAAGGCTGCTGATACTGCCAATGCGGTGGCAGGCGTGGCTGGTACTGCTGCCAATATCGCTGCAACTATTGATAGTGGTGCTGGTAAGAGTAAGGTGGCTCGTCCTGACGTGGTACAGCCTACCGATGCAGATATGGCTAAGTTGGATGCCAAGGTGGGTGCGGCTCCTACCCAGCAGCAAGTAGCAAATGACTTGAATAATATGATTGGTGATAATGCGCCAAAGAAGATTAAAGCATAGCCTATGAAAGCATCAGATATGTTACGAAACAACAATGGCTTGAAGACTACACAGAGTGTGCTCAACAAGCAGCAGAGTGGGTTGGATGCCGCACAGAAGGTGGCACAGACTCAGGTTCCAGTCTTCACTCAGCAGCAACTTGATGCGGCTGGAAAGAAGGTTGACCAGATGAATGCTTCCACTCCTCAGAATGAAACACCTACGATGAAGGCGGCTAGAGAGAAGACTATCGCTACTCAACAAGCCATCGCCAATGGGGTAGATGTAAATCAGAGTGCTTCTAATGATGAGGAGGATAAACCATCCGTGCCTATCGTGAAGAAGGAGGAGCCAGCAGAACAGCCTAAGCAGCTATCTTATGCTGATATGTATAAGATGCTGAATCCTGAACTGAATGAGACTGCTGAGCAGAGGGCGAACAGAGAGAAGAAGGAACGTGCCAAGGCTCGTATCGCTGCTACTGGTGATGGTCTTCGTGCGCTCGCCAATATCTTCTTTGCTATGAATGGTGCTAAAGTGGTACACAATCCTGAGTCGGATATGACTAAGGCGGTGAATAAACGCAAGGCATATATGGATGCTCAGAGAGAAAAGAATCGGGCATCATGGCTGGCTGGGTATCAGAGGGCACTCGCTCTTGATGAGGAAGCTCGGAAGAATAACCTGACTCTTGCTGAGCAGATGAGGTATCACGATATGCAGAACGAAATCAACAAGGTGAAGAATGACCAAGGGCAGCAGAGAATTGACCAAGGTAACAGAAGACTTGAACTTAGTGAGTTGAAATATACCAATGATGCCGAGTATAAGGATAATCAGTTGAAGATTAAGAAGATGCTTGCTGATGGTCAGATTAGTCATTGGGCTGCTCAGGATGCACTTGCTAGACTGCGAGAAGGACGAATTTCTAATAAGGCTCAGAAATCTTCGGGCGGTAACAAAACTACTGCTGGATATTGGTATGAGTATTACGACATGATGGACACTACTGAGGGGCAGAAGAAGATTAATGAACTTAAAAGAAAGTTGAGAATCAAGAATGTTACTCAGACTAACGTGAGATATATTATGGATAGATTGAAAGGAAGAAGTAGTTCTGCTGGAGGTGGTAAACCGTCTGGTGGCGGCAAGCATACAACACATAAGGCTGGCGGTTCTTCGGCTGGTGGCAAGAAGAAGACTGGCGTAAAATGGTAACAGAATTGGTAACAAGAATTTGGTAACAAACATATATATATATCATGGCAGAAAGACCATTATACACTTTATACAAGAATCTGAAAGCACAGAACTATGATGTGCCTGATGATTACAATAAGTTTGAGAGTGATCTGACAAGAGACGGAAAAGGTGGTGCGGATAACAGACATGCTATCTACGAGAACTTGAAGGCTCAGAACTTTGATGTTCCATCAACTTATGAGCGTTTTTACTCTGCACTCTTTGAACCACGTAGTAAGACTTCATCTAGAGCGAAGGGCGGTAGTGTTCCTATGAGTGCTGCTGACCGTGCTCGTTTCTCTGCTGGGGCAGCAGCTATCTCGGCTAGTGCTCAGCAGACAATGAACAATGCTGGCAGATACAACAGACTGAAACAACGCAAGCAGAAACAGCAGAAGGATTTCGGTCGTGTGAACTTGGGTACACATCAGACTCCTTATGGTGGTGATGCAAACAATGTTGTGAAGGATGATTTTGCTTACAATCCTGAGACTGGCAAGACTGGCGCATACGTTACATCGGACAATGAGAATGTTTATTCTCTTCCTGAAGCTGAGCAGAAACAAGCTATTCTTGACCAGCAAAACAATGCATATCAGGAAGCGGTAGATACTGGTGAGATACCATCTGCCTTTGATGTTCGTGACAAGAAAGGTAACTATGACTTGCAGGAGAACATCGGCAAGAATGGAACCTACCTTACTGAGGAAGGTGCTCAAAAGCAGTTTGACAAGAAATTGGCTGATGCCTATGCCCGAAAGAAGGAGATTGAAGCTCTTATCGCTGAGGATAATCGCCAACACGGAAATCCTTTGCTCTCTTATGGTGCTAGTATCGGTGCAAGTAACGGAAGAACTGCTGAGCAGAGTGACTATAGAAATAAGTTGGCAACCTCTCTTTCTCTGGTTACTGAGCAGATTGGAGCGCTTGAAGCGGTGAAACAATATCCTACAAGTAGCTGGGGTGAGGATGCCTTGAAGGCTCTTGACAATACTGCATTTACTGCAAAAACATGGGATTTCGGTCTGACTGACTTCGCTATCATGGGGCAGATGGAACGTATCAAGACAAAGATGGATAACAATATTCCTCTCTCTGGTTCTGATAAGATGCTCCTGAAGAGTAAACTTGGTGCGGATGCTGCTACGGCTCTCGAAGATGAGAAGATGGGTAACGTCTATCGTTGGACGAAAATTGCAGGGCAGAGGCTCCCATTTATGGCTGACTTCTTCCTGACTGGCGGTTATGGTGGTATTACCAAGGGCATCAGTCGTGGAGCCTTGAAATTTGCTGCTAAACGTGGCATGGGCAAGGTGAGTGCTGCCATCTTGAAGAATACTGGTATCGTGGCTGGCGATGTTATCGGCTCGTATGCAATGGCTGGAACTGAGCAAGCGTTGAAGACTGGTGCTGACATCATGCAGCGACATCTTGGTAATCTGTATCAGGATGAGAAGGGTGATTATAAGTTTGGTACTTTCGATGAGAATGGAAATCTTCTGCATGAGGGTGGTGAGTCTATTGGTACTGCTCTCTATAAGGGTATGACCTCTGCTATGGTAGAGAACTATACAGAAAAACTTTTCGGTCACAACTATGGTATCAAGAAGGGTGCTGTCAACTTCATGGAGAAACATGGTATGAATGCTTCTGCTGAGTTCTTCAAGAATATCGGCAAGAGCGGATGGTATACCAATTCCAAGAAGTGGATGGAGAAGTTCGGTATCAATGGTTTCGCTGAGGAAGTGATGGAGGAGGAAATTGGTATTCCTCTTCATGCCCTGCTGGATGGTGAAGGTAAGGTGAGTGACCTCCTTGATGCTAGACAACAACTCGACATCATCGGTGGTATGGCTATCTCTGTCGGTTCTATGTATGCGATGGGTGCTGGCTCCCGACCAGTAAAAGGTATCTACAATCGTGCTCAGTATTACCGATTCCGCAACAAGGTGAACGTGGCTGATATTGATGCACAGAACCTTATGGGCGATAACTGGGCAGACATCAAGGATAAGATTGACAATGCAACCAACGAGCAGATGGGTGGTGTGCTGGCTGATATTCTCAGACAGAGAGATACCATGACCAAGGAGCAGATTAATGCAGCTGTAAATTATGGTATCAACTTGATGAAGATGCGTGGCTACAATATTGCCAAGACTGCTGAAATGAATGCCAAGGAGATTACCAACGAGCCAACAACACCTGAGGAGCAGCATCAGGCAGATATTGACAATGCTTATTCTGAGGGGCATGATGCTGATGATGCAGACAAGCATGACATTCAGATTCAGCAGGAAGACCAGATGAAGACTCTTGCAGCAGCCTTGGGTATCTCTGAACAGCAGCTATCTGTCATGAGTGATGAGGAACTGGAATCCCTGACGGGGCAGGATGATAAACTTGACCAAGCTATCTATGACTACCAGTTGTCTTCTGCCCGATACCAAGGTGTGGTTGATGATGCACAAGACAAGGTAGACCTCGCTGCTCATCAGGCAGAACAGAAAGTTGATATGTATACAGACCAGAGTCGTGGCTCTGTCCGTAACGCTACTATCAAAGCATCAGGCGGCTTGGAAGACTATGGTGTTTATATTATTAGTGGTAACGTTGCTACCCATGATGATGGCTCCATTGATGTAAGCAATAGCGATGATATGATTCTCTACTTTGACCCGACAACGAATAGCGTTGAACATGCTGATGCGGTGATGTTCGCTGAACTGGGTGAAGAACTCCCTGCTGATGATGTGAAGGCTCAGGCGGTATCTGATGCTAAAGAGAATGCTATCAAGGAAGTGGCTGGCATCATTGATGGAACCGTTGAAGTTGGCTCCCAGTTCAATGTGACTGATACTGATGGTACTGAACATACCTATGAGGTGTTGGCTGACTATGGTGATGGTACTGCTGCTATCTCTATAGATGGTAACGTGGTGGAGAATCCTTATTCGCTTGCAGACTTGCAGCAGATGAAAGACTTGGAAGACCAGAAGAGACTGGAAGCTGCCAAGGCTGAGCGTGAGCAGATGGAGAATGAACGTGCTGAGCAGCAGACTCAGGAGACAGAAGAGACTCAACCTTCATTTGATTTCAATCAGATTCTCAATGATAATGGAAATGTGGTGCTCGTTGATGTGCTCGACAAGGATGGTAATACCAAATATCCTGACTCTAAGTTATTCCTCATCCGTGATGCTGGTGCCAAGGCTAAGGTGGTTGAGTTGAAGAATGATGGTACTATTGTTCCTCATGCTGTGAACAAAGAAGATGTGGCTACAATCTCTTTTATGTCGCTCGATGAATATAAACAAGCTATGCCTGAATCCTCAATGATAGAGGATAATAGTGGAGAGAATAGAGGTGAGATAGAGGTGGAAACTCCGACAATAGAGGGCGAGACTGCTGCTCCTACTGAGGAGACTGCTGCTCCTGAATCTGCTGAGACTCCTGAAACTGAACAGACTCCTGCTGCTCCTGCCATTACCCTTGAAGATGGAACCATCGTGCCTATGCTGGAGGATGGCAATCCTGACTTCTCGAAGCTGACTGCCGCACAGACTGCTGAGCTATATGATAATCAGTTTGGTGAGGATGCAGATAGTATCGTATCTGGATATGTGTCTGATGCAAAGAAGGCACTCGACAAGGCTAGCAACATGACCGTGAGGGGTAAGACTTTCGTGGAGCAGAAGGCGGCTAAGGATGCCAAGGAGAAGGCTATTGCTGATGCTCAGGCGGCTTATGACTCTGCTATCGCTATCCGTGATGCTTATAATGGGCGACAACTTGCCAAGGTGGAAGATACTGCTGAGGGTAGAAAGGAACTCATTGAGAAGGCAAGAAGAAAGTTCGCTCGCTTGAAGAGTGCGGTGAAGGATGATGTTGAGGCTGTATCACAACTCTACCGAGATACCATCGGCTCTCTCCTTCATCGTCTGTATGATGGTACTGGCATTGACGTGACTGATACAACTCCGCTTACTGCTGAGGAGTATGTGGCTAGCAACCTCGGTGCTCACTCTCTCAACTATGAGGGTACAGAGACAAGCAAGGGTGTTAAGCAGGAGACTGGATTGAGCAGAGAAGACTTTGCCAAGACTCAGTTGCTCGGTGCTGATGGCAAGGGAACTACTATTGATGCGCTCGTTCATAGCTTGTGGGAGAATCGTCCATCTAACCTTGAATCACTAGACACTCAGGATATTCGCAACGCACTTATCGGTGTACTCAATAGCGGTTTCAAGGCATCGGAAGCAAGGAATTTTGTTGAAAATATTCGCATTGCTCAGGCAGAGAACATACTTGAAGAGCAGAAACGTGCTCAGGAGAATGCAGCCTATGCTGAGCAGCCAGAGGCTGAGTCAGAGGCCGAGTTGAAGGCGAAGTCGGATGAAAAGGCTGAGTTGAAGGCGAAGTCAGAGGCGAAGTTGGATAATGAATCGGATAATGAATCTAATGATTTGTCTAATGAAACGGATAATGAGCAGAAAAATGACAATATAAATGATAATATAAATGTTCCTGAGGATGCTACAGATGAAGCTCCTTTAGGCGCAGAGCGTGATGAATCTGACCTTCCTTTCTCTGCCAAGGAGAATGGCAAGCAGCAGACAACTGCCGAGCGTGCTGCTGACGTAGAGAAGAATAAGGTGGATGATATGAAGGTCGTTGACAATATCGTAGGTCAGAAGACTCGTAAGGCTTTCGAGAGACTGGCTAAGATGATGGGTGCTAACATTCAATGGCAGTACTCTGACAAGTTGGGCAACGGCTGGATTCAGGAGACTACGGATGCCGATGGCAACGTGCATCGTACCATCTTCATCACTCTTGACTCTTCTATCACGGAAGGTGCTCAGTTTATCTTCGGTCACGAAATGACCCACCAAATCAAGAATCTGAACCCTGCTGCATACAATGAGTTGACTCAGCTTGTGCTCGATACCTATGGCTCTGATGCCTTCGACAAGGCGGTAGATGAGACCATGCAGAGATATTCCGATGCTGGATTCTCTGGACGTGCTAGAGATTACTATGCTGAGGAGGTTGTTGCTGATGCTGTAGGTGAAATGATTCGTGACCTCAACTTGGCTCACACTCTTGCTATGAAGATGTCTCATCCTCTGCTCGCTGCTATCCATGAGATATTGCAGAAGATTAGGTTGGCATTCTTTGGTACTGAGTATAGCGATGTGACCAAGAACATCATCCGTTCTATCGAACAAGCCTATGTGAAGACTGCCAATGGTGAGGTGACGAATACTGAGACTGGTGAAGATGTTTCATTCTCTCTACGTCAAAAGCCTGAACCTAAGAAGAAGGGTATCGGCTACAAGGTGTTTGTGCTAAAGGATGGCAAACTCTATCCACCAATGGTAGCGAACCCTGATGGTGCTGCTACTCCGGTTGGTGTATGGCTTGATGCTGATGCGGCTCCTATTGCAGGAGAAAGCAAGACTGGCAGACCTCAGGTTAAGCAGGGCGGCAAGGGAACACAAGGCGGTAGCGGTAAGCTAGCCTATAGACCAGGCTGGCATCTTGGTATAGTGCCTTACGCTATTCAGTTCAACCGCAAGGATGCTGAGGGCAACAAGACTCTCTTCCCTAAGAATTTCGTTTTCGCTGAGGTGGAGTATGCTGCTGATGTTGATTATCAGGAGGAAGCTCGCCAAGAGGGTATCAATCCATCGGGCAAGTATCAGCATTCATTGGCTGGCTTGAAACATCTGCCTACTGATGGCTATTATATGTATCGTACCAACCCGAACCCTGAGACTGACCCTTGGGTGATTACTGGTGCGATGAAGGTGAACCGTATCTTGACCAGAGCAGAGCAAGCGGAACTTGTGAAGAATGCTGGTCGTGAACCTCAGCAGATTCAGGAGGGCGATATTGTTACTGATGATGTCGTGAACAGCATCAATCAGGAGATAGCTGATGCTCCTAAGTTCTCGTTGAAGGTGTATCATGGTAGCGGTGCTGACTTCACAGAGTTTGACTTCGACCACATGGGCGAGGGTGCAGGCTCACAAGCATTCGGTTGGGGTGGCTATGTTACTTCATCGGAAGAGATAGGAAAAAGCTATGTAGAGTTGACACGTAAAAAGCCTACTTACGTCTATAATGGTAAGGAAATGTCTGATGATGATTTGCGCTCTGTTTTGTTGGATAAGGTAGGTATAGACAACGCTAATATTCTTGATGATTTCTTGTATAATCTTGAAAAATATGGTGTATCAGAAGCTAAAAGCATATTGCGAAAAGGTGATTACGCTTATTTTAAAGACCTTCTTAAAGGTACTTATGGTAGTATAAGGAGTGGTTATCAGAACAAAGTAGATGCAGCAGAACTCATACTTGCTCCTAGAAATATCCGTGTTAAAAAGTATAAGGGAAATCTCTATGAGGTGGATATACCTGATGATAATGGAAACAACTATCTGGATTGGGATGCTCCTATAACTGATGAACTGATAGATAAGGTAGCTAAAGCACTACCTTCTTTGCGTAGCTACGATATTAAGGACTTGAAGAAGGATAGAACCTTTGATAACTTCTATAAGACTATCTCAATGAGAAGTGTTAAGGATGATGCAGCCTTCAATGATGATAAGGCAGCAAGCAAACTTCTCGCTTCTCTTGGCTATACTGGTATCAAGTATAAGGCTGGTCGTAACTTTGGTGGTGCTGAGGAAGGCGATACCAACTATGTTATCTTCAAGCCTGAGGATATGAAAATCACAGAGCACACCAAGTTCTCGTTGAAGACTTATCACGGAACAGGAGCGAACTTTGACCGCTTTGATACTTCACATGCCTATGAAGGTGAAGGCTCAGAAACTTTCGGTCATGGTATTTACGTGACTAAATCGGCTAAAATCGGTGCATCCTATGCTCTGAAAGCTAAGGTAAAGAAGATAAAGACTCCAAAGGCTTTCAAGGCTATCAAGAATGGTGATAATTGGTTCGGTAGATTCATTGATAATGCTGTGAGAAGTTCTTTCGCTAAGGCAAAGAAGGAAACTTTTAACAGAATGGATGAACTTATCAAGGAGGATGAGAATATCGTCAATGACGAGACTAAGCCAGAGTGGAAAAAAAATGAAGCACAGAAGGAGTTGGCTGATTTCGATAAGTTGAAGTCTTTGTTTGAGGGCTTGACAGAGGAAGATATTCCTTCTTTGAAACGTGCCAAGGCTAACAGATACGAGGTAGAGATACCTGATAATACTGGCAACAATTACCTTGATTGGAACAAACCAATGAATAAGGAGCAAAAGAAGATTGTTCGTGAAGGTTTGGAGAAACTAGGTGTTGATGTTGATAGGTTGGTACGCAATGGTTACTCACTTGACAAAAACTTTGGCGATGTTTACAATGGTCTGTTGTATTATGCGTTGAATGGAACAAAGTTTGAGGAACGTGACAGTTTTGTGGCATCTAGCAACTTCCTATCTTCACTCGGCTTTACAGGTATCAAGTATTATGCTGGTACGATATGGGGTGGAGCGAAAAAAGGTGACTTGAACTATGTGATATTTAATGAGGATGATGCAAAGATAGTTGGTAACACTAAGTTTTCGTTGAAGAAGGTAAACGATGCTTTCAATCAGAGATTAGATGAGTTAGTGAAGAATCCTAACCAAAAGGATAAGATTCTTCACTTGGGTCGCTCTAGTTCCTTCTTGAAGGCTGGTGGAATTGCTGATGCAGATATTGAGTTGGAATTTGATAAGTTTGTGCGTAAATCGGGTGATAAATACAAGAATAACCATCCATTTAATGCAAGCGACTTGAAGAATTTGCCAATGGCTATTGCTGAACCGATTGCAGTATTTAAAAGCACTAACGCCAATGACCATGTTGTACTTACTGAGCTTCAAAAAGACGGTAAGAACTTTATCGTAGCAATTAGAGCGGTTGAACAGCATCGAAAAGGTGGTGTCGTATTAGAGGTTAATCAGATTACTTCTCTCTATCCAAAGGAAGAAAAAGGTATCATAAATTGGGTAAATACAGGTAGAATAAGCAATGTTGACAAAGAAAAAGCCCTCCACTTTATCGAGGCACTCCAGCCCCATGCTGGAACCTCAATAACAGATGAAGAGCTTAAATCTGCTGCAAATATAATCAATTCTTTTGAAACTACCAAGGAAAATGGCGAAAAGTTTTCATTGAAGGATGAAAAAATCAAAAGTGTTGCCGAAAAGTTTGGGGTAAATGAGGATGATGTTGCTATGTATGCGAATGCAGTTGAACGAGGTTCTACTGCTGATGCAGCACGTGCCAGAGCAAACATCAAACGATATTTGTTGCAGGCAAATGAAGACAAGATTTCCTCATTTAAGGAACTTATGAAGTACACCGTGCCAGTAAATGAAGCCTTGAAAGAGAACTTTGGTGACCTTGATGCAATGATTGAGGAACGAAGAAAGCAGGTGGAGGCGCAACGTAATGCTATGGAAGCTGCAAGAAAAAGAGCGCAGGAAGAGGAAGAGAAGAGACAGAAACATCTGGATGAACTCTCTCTGATTCCAACTGATGAACTTGATAAGCGTTATATGGATGCCATTGCTAATAATGATGAATCAACGGCAAGGGAAATGCTTGATGAATCAGCTAGACGCAAGGGCTATGGTGATGCTGATAGCGATTACCAAGGTCAGGGAGCGTGGGCTGCTCCATCAAATCCTCAATATGAGTCTGATGAGGCAAGAAGAGCCGACATAGAAAACTCTCCTGATGTAAACTTGGAAGATATTGCATTAGGCTATAGCTTGCAGCCTGATGATTATTTCGACAATCCAAGAGCGTATATGAACAATACTGCTTATGGATTGGAGTCTGCTCTTGTTATAAAGAATGCACTTGATGCCATTAAGAATGGCGAGAAAGATGTTAAGGTTAAGGTTTATCGTGCCGTTCCTACTTCTGTAAAGGAAGGAAAGTTGCGTAATGGTGACTGGGTTACTCCTTCAAAGAAGTATGCTGAAATGCACGGTGACAATAGATTGGAAGGAAAATATCGTATCATTGAAGACGAGGTTCCTGCAAATCAATTATGGTGGGATGGCAATGATGCTAATGAGTTCGGCTTTGATGATGGCAAGGAATACCGATATAAGAATGCCAAGAATAATCGTAAGTTGAATGACCTCATTACTTATGATAATAAGGGCAATGTGATTCCTCCTTCAAAGCGTTTCAATTCTCGCAAGAATGACATTCGTTTCTCTCTCGCTGGTGAGCGTGGTGCGGCTGCTGCTGACAAGGCAGAGGAGCGTACTTTCCGTATGGATAACCTCTCTGTGGCTCGCAAGATGGAAGAGAAGAAGAAGGATGCCAAGGCTATCAAGATGGCTACTGGCTGGGAGCGTGGTGCTGATGGCAAGTGGAGATACGAAATGCCTGATGCCAAGATAAAGGACACGATGGACGTAGGCGGTGGACACATCGTTAAGCGTTACGAGGATGATATGCTCTGGAATGGCGGCAAACTATTTGATGTGATTGATGCACCTGAATTATTTAAGGCTTATCCTCAGTTGAAGGGTGTTCGTATTGATACGGATGCCATTATGAACGATATGCCTTCACATGGTGAATATGATTCAAAAACCAACACCATAACCATTCATGCTGATGAGTTGAAATATATGAATGACATATTGAATCACGAGATTCAGCATGCTATTCAAGGTATTGAGGGATTTGCCACTGGAGGTAGTCCTACAACTATTAGAGGTGAAGTCAAGAAGAGGTTTAATGAGGTCACAAAACAGATTAAGCAGCTACGAGCAGAAGGTAAGGAAGATGAGGCGAAGGCTCTCATAGAGAAGAACAGAGGTCTTTATGATGCCTACATGAAGAATGATGATTTCAATAGCTACAAGTCACTTGCTGGCGAGGTGGAAGCTCGTAACGTGTCTGCCCGATTGAACATGACTCCTGAGGAGAGAAGAAAATCTCTTGCTGAATCAACTGAGGACGTGGCTCGTAAAGACCAGATTCTGTTGGGTGTGGGCGATGTGTCCTTCTCTCTCCGTGATATGGCTGACGGAAAGGAGAGTGGGGCGGCTGATATGGCTGAGGACTTGAAGAGTCTGAACACTCTTGATGAGGTGGATGATGCTATCAAGACTGCCATTGATGATATGCCTAGCGGCTGGAAGATGGCTAACAAGAAGATGATTCATATTGCTCAGGCTCTGGGCGAGAACCGCAAGGCAGAGATTGCTGGCGAGGAACCTAAGTTCTCCCTGAAGGATGGCTCACTCATTAAGGCTGGAACCTACTTTAGTGGTGGCGGTCTTGTTGAGGAAGGCTTGAAGGGTATCATCGACCCAGTGGTGGCAGTGGAGTATGATGAGAAGATAAGCGGTGTATATCGCAACAATTTCGGGCAGCACATCGTTACTGCTGATGTTCGTGATGTTGACCCTAAGGAGTTGGTGAAGCAGATAGATGGCGAGGTGGAGTACTTCCATGCCAGCCCAGTCTGCAAGAACTACTCTCAGGCAAAGAGTAACCATGCTGAGGTGGAACTTGACAAGGAGACTGCTGCTAGTACTGCCGAGTTTATCAATGCTGTGAAACCAAAGGTGGTAACCATTGAGAATGTGAAGGGATATAAGGATTCAGATGCGATGAAGATTATCACGGATGCGCTTGATTCCAACGGCTACACTTGGGATGCAGATGTGTATAACGCTGCTGACTATGGCGGCTACACCAACCGAGAGAGATTGATTGTCCGTGCGGTTCGTGATGGTAAACTTCCTGCCAAGCCTGAGAAGATGGCACGCAAGAGCGGATGGTATGAAGCTGTGGCTGATATTATCCCGACCCTGACCGAGAAGAAGAATGGTGTGGCTAACTGGATGGACGTTCGCTTGAAGGCTGATGGCATTGACTGGAGAAACATTGACAAGCCATTGTATGTGATGGGTAGTGCCTATGCTGACGGAAAGATTCCTCATGCCTTCGCTGATGAACTGCTGCCAACACTCAGAACGAAGAGTGGTGATGTGATTGTGATGCCTGATGGCAAGGTATATCGTGCCATGGGAAGAGTGCTCGCAAGAGTATCAGGAGTGAGCGATGATTACAAGATGCCATTCTCTGAAAATCTGAGCCATACCATCATCGGCAACGGAATTCCAACGCAGTTGACGGAACACGTTATTGCTCCTCTGCTTACTGGTTCTGACCCTAAATTCAGTCTTAAAAAGACAAAAAACGTTAAAGATTCTCGTATTATTCCTACAGATGTGGATAAAAGCGTATCTTCGCAGATAGAAAAGAAGTATGACTCTGCTATCAAGGAAGTAATGAATAAGGTTGCAGAACGTGATAAGAGACTTGTATCTAATTATATTGAGCAAGACTTATCTGATTTCTCCAAGATGCGCAGAGAGGATATTAATCAAGAACTGAAAAGCAATGAGAACTGGAGACGGAAAAACTTACGAGAAGAGAATCGTGAGGGAAGTACTTATGGAATTACAGATGCGAGACATCGAATTACCGAAGCTACAGCAGAACGAGAACTGGAGTATAGAGACGCTAGAGCAAAGTATCTCTCAGAAACTTATGGATTGCAGGGAGGAAGACAAACCTCTCTTGATATGGTTGATAGAGCGTTTGAAGATACACTTGGAAACGAAACGAATAGAGGAGAATTACGTGAACTCTATGGAAGAGCGAGGAAGATTTTAGTTCAGGTTGGTGCTGAGTTTGGTGGTGTTGATAATGCTAAGCAAGAAGGTGACTTGGGTTTTGCAGGTACAGATAGAGATATATCTCTATTCATTGACACAATGACCAGAACATCTACACCACCATCAGAGTTGGCTCACACAATCCTTCACGAAATGATTCATCAAGCAACAATTGGTTCTATCAATCTCGTAAAGAAAGGTATGGCTGATGGTATGCTTACACCCAAGCAAATTGAAGCTGTGAACACCATCATTAATACTTATGATGCGTATAAGGCTGACCGAAGACTGGTTTGGGAAGAAGACAACTATCGTGATTATGGAGGTAAGGATGAGTATGAGTTTGCTGCTGAAATGGCTGATGTCAAGCAGAGAAGAATACTCAGCATTCCTTATGGAGAAAGAATCCTGAATGCAGCTAATGAGTTGAAGAGGGTTGGTGATATTTCTTTATGGCAAGCTATCAAGAATGCTCTTAGAAGGCTCTTTGAGGTCTCAGACAAGTCAAAGATGGATAAGGCTCTCAGTGACATCATGGATGATTTCAATAAGAATATTGATGATATTTCTATGAACAACATCGAACAGACAGATTTCGGTCTGAATGGTAACACTAGATTCTCCTTGCGCTACGACAAGTTTGAGCATGACCTGAACCAGTGGAAGAAGGATAATAATCTGCCTAAGGATGCTCAGAGGCCAACCATCCCACAACGAAACGCTGGCGAGAGTGCCGTTGACTTCCTGAGGAGAGTGGACGAGTACCGCAAACAGATGGCTCTGTGGAAGACTGCTCCAACCTACGAGCAGCATCTTCTGAGTGATGATACTGCCCTTGGAGAGTTCAACCGAGAGTTGCAGCGTGGCTCCGTCCTCAAACGTATCGCTTTCCAAGATAGTATGCTGGCTATCCGCAAGGCTCAGGAAGCTATCATGAAGGAAGTGGGTGTTGACCGCCTGAATATGGCTGAGGATGCCTATACTGCCGAGAACCGCAGTCATGGCAAGGGAAAGAACGAGTTTGAGGAGTACAACAATGAGTTCTTGCAGCCATTAAGAAAGGCTTATCATCAGATGAAGAAGATACTGGGTGATAGTTATGATAATGTCCGTATCTACATGATGGCTAAGCATGGCTTGGAGCGTGATGCTCAGATGGCTTTCAAGAAGTCACTGGATGCTGACTATGAGGACGTGGCTCAGAGAAGTGCGGCATACAAGGCTTACAAGGGCGATATGAACCGTATCATTAATGATAGCGACCTAGAGTTTGGTAGAGTAGATTTCACTACTTGGAGACAGAGAGACAACGCTCTCAGAACGAAATACTCTCCTTCCTATATGGACTATCGTTATGATGAGAATGGTATCGTCTCTGATTACTCAGGCTTGTCTCAGCTATTAGGTGGTTCTGACTTTGAGGAAGCTGCCTACAAACTGGTAAAGGATATTGAGGATAAGTATGTAGCCGAGACTCACAACCTCTGGAATGCTACGAATGCGGCTACCAAGAAGATTCTCCGTGATGGCTATAAGGCTGGCATGATGAGTAAAGATACTTATCTGTATGTGCGAGATATGTATAGCCATTATATTCCTCTCCGTGGCTGGGATGGCACTACTGCCGACCAAGTATGGGACTATGTTGGTGGCGGCAAGGGTGCGTTCAATCAGACCTTGAAAACGGCACATGGACGAACCTCTATCGCTGATGACCCTATCGCATACATCGAGAATATGGCAGAGAGTGGAATCCTGCTGAACAACAAGAACTGGGTGAAGCAACACCTGATGCTATTGGCTCAGAATCATCCTACCTCTCTTCTTACCCTGAGCAAGGCTTGGTACGTGAAGAGTGTGGATGATAATGGCAACGAAGAGTGGATTCCTGCTACACCTCAGATTACTTCTCAGATGAATAGTAATCAGGTGAAGTCTGCCATTGATGCTTTCGAGAAGAAGATGGAGCTGATGGCGCAGACTGGCGATGCTACTCAGAAGAGAGACGGATTGAACATAGCCTATCCTCAGACTCACAGCGAGGAGAGAGAGCATGAGGTGCGAGTGATGAAGGATGGCGATGAATATGTTATCTATGTGAATGGAGACCCTCAGTTGGCTCAGGCGATGAACAATACCAGAGCACACCGAGTGAGTGAAGGAATCAAAAATAGTATCAGTAAGAGGGTTATTGCTGTTGTTGGTAGGAAGATGGCTGCTGCCTATACCAGTCTTTCACCTCTCTTCATCCCTTCCAACTACTTCCGAGACCTGACCATGACGCTGGCATCTACAGCTATCCGTGAGGATGCAAAGTACAACTATCTGCTCAGAAAGAATCTTGCTACCTCTTGGAATCTCGGATTCATGCTGAGAGATTTTCAGAACGGAAAGTTGAGAGATAAGGTAAACAACGGAAACGCTACACCAAAGGAACAGATGTTCTATGACTTCATGATGAATGGTGGTGAAACTGGCTTTGTCTCTTCGCTTGACGTGGAAGACTTGAAGAAGAAATTCAAGAACGACTTGAAGGATTTGGATAGATGGAAGGCGAACCCAGTAAAGGTTAGTCACACAATCATGGATAGTATCGAGTTCCTGAACAGAATGATTGAGGATAGTAACCGCTTTGCAGTCTACATGACATCTATTCAGTATGGACGTTCCATTGATGAGGCGGTGAATGATGCCAAGGACGTGACCCTGAACTTCAACCGCAAGGGTACTGGAGAACATAGCTGGCAGACTATTAGAAATCTCTATCTCTTCATCAACCCAGCAGTACAGAGTTTGCAGACCTTGGGTGCGCTTGCCAAGCATCATCCTTTCAAGTTCACGGCTGTTACTGCATCGTGGTTGGCGAGTGGTGTACTCGTACCTATTGTTAATGTCGCTCTAATGCAGTTGGGTGCTGCCTTTTTGGGTGGCGATGGTGATGATGATAAGGATTGGTACAAAGATATATCTAAGAAGTACTGGCAGTTCTCCAAGTGGGATAGACGAAACAACTTTATTATGTGGGTTCCTACTACTCATGAGTTCGTGAAGATTCCTCTTGCTCAGGAGTTCCGTGCTTTCTACGGTTTGGGTGATATGATTGCATCCAAGATGATGGGTGGAGAATTGGCTGAGGAGAGTTGGGAAGACTATGGTTGGGATTTGGTTGGTCAGGTTGTTGATATGCTTCCGCTTGACCCTACTGGCTATGATGGCAATATTGCTGTCAGTCTGATGCCGAATGCTATTCGCCCAGTCTTTGAGTTGGCTTTCAATGTAGACTTTACTGGCAAGCCATTATTCAAGGAGACAGAGTATAACAAGTATGACCCTAACTTTACCAAGGCATACGTGGGCACTCCTGATTGGTTGGTACGTGCATCAAGGATGGTTAACTCAATCGGAAACGACTATCCAGATGTGCAGCAGAACAGCATTGATGCTTTCGGTGACCCAAGATACAATCTGAATAACCCTGCTGTGGTTGACCATGTATTGTCTTCTTATCTCGGTGGTGCTTACACCATGGGCAGTCAGGTGCTCGGTTTGCTTACCAAGTCGCTCAATGACCCGAAGGAAATTAAGGTGGCTGATATTCCATTATTCAGTAAGTTCGTCAGCAATCCTGATGATAGACCGGTTACTAAGAAACAAGGTGATGAGTTCTGGAATATGAAGGAGAACCACGACCGTGCAGCCAATACCCTGAGCAAGTTGAAGAAACAAGCTAAGGTGGATGGCGATTACTCAATGCTGGAGCGGTTCTACGGCTCAGAGGAGTATAAGAAGTACAAGCAGGATGATGTGAAGGTGAAGAAGTATGAGGAAGACAAGAAGAAGGAACGTGCTGAGGATAGTGGGGAGGAGTATAGACCTCACAAGTTGAATGCCGAGGATATATACAAGGCTCATGCTACTCCGAAGGATGATTTCGAGGACTTGAAGCTGAAACAACTCTACACCAAACTGAACGGATTCAAGACTTCCTATGACCTCTTGGTTGATACGGCTCCTAGTCAGAGCGATGGCTACTACAACAACAACAAGGCTGCCATTGATGCCATTGACGAGATTTCCCTTGACAAGCAGGAGATTTCCGAGTTGAAGAAAGGTTTCTTGGATGATGGCAAGGATGCCTACAACGCTGAGGACATGAAGCAGATTCGTGACCTGAGAAAGAAGATTCTTTCCGTGCTGGAGAAGGCTAACAAGGTAGTTGTGGCTAACCAGAAGGCAAAGGCTAAGAAGTAATACATATATGACTATCCCCTGAAAGTGCTATGCTTTCGGGGGATAATTGCTTTCAATCTGAAACTTTTTACCCCTTTTTCTTGTGTGAATCTATCAATCTGTAAGTATTTACAAAGTTTAACTTTTAAAGTTGTGTATAAATGTAGCTATTTCCTAATTTATTATTATATTTGCCACCTCTAAGATTTTTTATTAAATAAGTAAAAGAACCTCAATCATATAAGCTTTTAGAAAACAATGGCTTATGAGAAAAGAAGAAGACGAAGACCAACGGGTCAGGAATTTGTTTAGAGAGATAACTAAGTTACTCCCTGAACGCAGCAAGATTAAGACGGACTTGCTTTATTTCAAGTATGCGCCTATATTGGTCATGCTTTTCAGATGGTATAGTGTATCTCAGTTCTACGACAACAAGATGGAGATAACGCTGTGGTATGAAGAGAACGAGGAACCTATCTGGTTCTTCTACTTCATCACTTACATTCTTTACCCGATTTCTCTTTGGAAAGGTCAGGTACTGCACAGATTGTGCGTGGAGTGGAGAATACCGCTCTTATATGTAGCAGGAGTCAACGTAATACACATCATGTTCGGCTCTATCGTTATCACAAACAATATGTACTATTGTGATATGTTCCTGATTACAATCATTTTAATTTTATATGCTTATGTCGCAATTAGTAAATTACAGCATCATCGAAGCTGGACTTCGTGCTCTCGCAGATAAGGCACATGAATCAGCAGTTGCCCAAGCAGAGGGCAAGCCTATCCCTTGCGGTCTGTCGGAGGGAGATATGGAACTTGTGGCACTTCTTACTGCCATGATGAATGATACACAAGCCAACAAGGGATGGTGCGCTCACGAAATGGGCAAGTCTATCTCATCCTTCGAGAAGTATGTTCACGATGGCAAGATACCCGAAGGCATCCATGACCAGTTCGGGCATGAGAAGAAGTGGAATAAGTCGCTCATCCGATACTTTGCTAACAAGAAGGCTTTCTTCCGCAAGCTATCACGAAAGTATGGCATAAACCTCTAGCAACAGCAACACCTTATTATATATAGGAGAGACCCAATCGCCCCTCCTGTATATTTACGACCTTTTCCGTAACCATAAATCTTTGCTAATCACGCACTTATATAATCTTTTGCGAGTTTATCTATCTCTATCCATATTATTCGTAACTTTGTGCTCGTAACGTTACGTAGTATTAATCAATTAATGTTTAACAAAAGATTCAGGATAATATGGAAAGTAAAACGTATGTATTCGGAAACGAAGGCTCAACATCTAATAATGGGATGCTCGGTCTTCTTGCACCTCTGCTCCAGAAGCAGGGTGTTGACCCAAATGTCCTTCTTGCCATGAAGGGAAACAATGGTTTCGGTGGCGAAGGTGGATGGTTTATCTGGGTAATTTTCCTCTTCCTTATGGGATTTGGAGGTAACGGCTGGGGAGGTTTCGGCAATAATGGTCGTGGTGGTCTCGCTAACGAGATTAACAATGATTATGGTCGTGGTCTCCTGATGGATGCCATCGGTGGCAACCGCAATGCACTCAGCAATTTGGCTACTCAGTTGAACTGCACCGAAGGTCAGATTCAGAGTGCCATTTCTGCCTTGACCTCTCAGGTTCAGAGTGTAGGTAATCAGGTTGGTATGAGCGGTATGCAGACCATCAATGCCTTGCAGCAGGGTAATATGCAGATTGCTCAGCAGATTGCAAACTGCTGCTGCGAGAACCGTTTGGCTATCTGCCAGCAGACTGGAACCTTGCAGAATGCCATCAACAATGTAGCTAATGGTCAGGAGCGTGGTTTCTCTAACGTAGCTTACGAGACTCAGAGACAGACTTGTGACTTGCACAACGCTATCAAGGATAGCACTCAGACAATCGTTGACGGACAAAAGCAAGCTGAAATGAGAGAGTTACAGAACAAGATTGATGCTCTTCGTGAAGAGAACAGCACCTTCAAGTCTTCTGCTATGACCTCTCAGATTGTTGGTCAGGCTGTGGCTCCTATCAATCAGGTATTGGCTGGCTTGCAGAACGAGGTGGCTGGTATCAAGTGTAAGTTGCCTGAGACCGTGACTACTCCTTATAGCCCATTTACTGCGGTTCCTAACTGCGTTGCTTATCAGGCTGGCTTGTATGGTTTGAATGCTGCTAATAATGGATTCTGGGGTTAAAAGGAAAGGAGGCTGCTATGTTTTGGTTAAGACCATATACAAGGGTGAATCGTAATGGTTCGGCAGCTATCGCTTCTACGGGCGTGGTTGTGAATACCAACAATGTTGTTTTCTCGTTCAAAAACCACGCCTTCATGAATGCCAGCTACAGAGGAACGATTTTCGTAAACCTGATGCAGGCTATTCCGGCTGGAACGACTGGTACGCTGCCTATCCTTTTCGAGACCAACGGAAGTACTCAGGCTGTGACAAAGTATAATGGCGCACCATTGACGGTTGCAGACGTGCAGGGAACTGGTGTTTATCAGTTCTGGTTTGAGAGAGATACTAACACCCTACAGATGATGTCGGGTATTGTTTAACAAGAATAGATAATAGGAGATTACATTATGTTTCAAGGTTTAAGAACTAACTCTTTGTTCTATGTCCTAGACAAGGGCGAGAACCCGAACTTGCGAATCGGTCAGGTGGTTTCAGTAAGCAATCCTCAGACGAAATACCCTACCTTTAACAACGGCTTTACTCCTCAGCCTATGGAGACCGTAGTGGACGTGAAGGTGAAGCTGGGTGACGAGGAAGTGGATTTCAAGCAACTGCCAGCAAACGGACAGATAGCCAACGACAAGAACCTTGTGGTTAGCGACAATAAGGATGCCATGAGTACTGAGGTAGATGCCATGCTGAGACAATCTAAGGCGATACTGGAGAGCGTAGATTACAACAAGAGGGTAGTAGAATCTTGTGAGGGAATGCTACAGCAACTCAACCCCCAGATAGCCAAGGAGAAGGAACAGACCGAGAAAATCAATAAACTGGAAGGAAAGGTTTCAGGTATTGAGGGCAAGATTGACAAGATGATGGGATGGCTCCAGCAGACCATGAGCAAGTAATCTCCTATCTATTCACTTAAAATCATAAGATTATGGTAATGATTGAGATTACAGAAGATAAGTTCGATGATTTGTATGACAACATCGAGTCCATGCTTGGTTTTGGCAGCAAGGCTATGTCTTGTCTGAAAAAGATGAAGCAGGAGCGTATGGGTGAGCGTATGCCTGATTATCGTGACGATTGGAGAAGAGAACGTGAGGAACGTGAAGAGCGTGAGAACAGACGTAGATTCAACAACGTCAACGATGATTGGAACTACCCGAACCGCTATGGTGAAAGAGGTGGTGGCGGCTACAATGGTGGCGGTCGCTAGTGTTTAACTTGGGAGTTTTGGTAGCGACATTTATGTCGTGACCAGACTCCCTTTAATATTCAGTAATATGGGAAAATGCAGAATGCCATTGGATATGTATGACCTCAAACCTGATGGAATGGTTTCTTATCTCAGATACAATGGCTATCATTTCAGCAAAAAGATGTGCGAGTGGGCGGTGAGCCTGATGTACAAGTATGACACTTCCTCCAAGCGTGATGTAAGTGTCTCGTTTTGGGATAAGGAGAAGGTGGATTCCCTTCTGCTCGGTCAGGGAGTAGAGGTAAAGAATAAGGTAGGCTATGACCATGTATATGTGGCGAATATGGCTAGGGCAGACTTCTACAAGTCCTCCATAAAGGATGAGGAGCAGCTAGCCCAGTTTATCAAGGACATGGTGGATGATGCCGACCAGAAGGATGGTTTCATCTTTAATAGATTTTATGCCGACTGCTGCCATAATGGTGTACCTATCCCTTGGGAAGATGTGTTATGATTAGAAGAGTGATTGAACTCCCGAAGTACGATTGGAGCATAGTATGTTTCATAGGTTATCAGCGACCTGATGCCGATGAGATATGCCATGCTCTTTCGGATATTGGCTGCAACGGAAATCCTTTATCGGAAGCCTACGAGCATTTGACTAAGCAGAGTGCAGACAGAGGTCTTACCTATTCCAACCTATCAGAAAGAAGGAGTGTGCTTGCCATTGGAAAATGTAAATCAGATGGCAGCATCATCAACACAATAGGTCATGAGCTTCTTCATGTGGTAGCGCATATCTGTGAGCAGGATGGAATTGATATGCTGAGCGAGGAACCATGTTATATGATGGGAAGTTTATGCGAGAAGTTCTTCAAGATGTATTGTTAATATGTATAGGGAGGAGGCATGATATTTGCTTGGTGGATTGGTGCAGGCTTTCTGTATAAGAAAAGGGTGAATCTTTCGACTCACCATTCTTCTTTATTTGAAGTCAGCGACTTAGAGTTCTAGACTGAGACTTGCAAATATACTGCGCGCTAACTACGAAGAGATACGTGAAGATATTTGCAAGTAGCACTTGTTTCCCACAAAAACCATACTTTTGTTTGCACTAAGTATAATCCACTTTTATCAATCTTAATTCTATTTCATATTCTTCAATCTTTACCCTCTCCCTGCTGTCACCAAAGAGAGGTGGTTAGTTAATCTATAAATTCTATTCTTTTTATATATTATTTTTGTATCATAGCTAATATTGTCTCGGCATATCTGTTATAGCCATTTTCTTTGGGGTGTACGTTATTCGTATAGAAGAAAGTTTCTATATTCAAAATGCTCATTCCACTGAGTGAATCCAAATCCAAGAATGGAATATTATAGTGTTCACATACAGTTTTTTGTACTTCATATAGTTTACGATTTTTTTTATACAAATCACTATTTAGATATTTGTCCTGAGACCAAGTTCCATCAGCTTTTTTGTATGTATTTGAAGCGAAATCAATGCCAACAGAAAAAGGTGCAATCCAATATAATTTTGCTTGAGGTAATTCCGTTTGCAGATATTCTATCAAACCTTTATAAATCGAAAACAGAGAAACCCATTCAATCCAATTATCTGCATTATTCCAATTTACTTCATCGATGCTTTCACCAATATAATGAATGTTAACACTACCAGAACCTGTTGCATCGGTAATCTCAGCAGTAACCCCAGTGCTCCCTCCATCAAAAGTAGCTCTTTTACTAGTTTCTGTATAGTAGAATATACTAATAGAACCATCTCCATTGTCAACATCGCTCCAACCTTGACCATAAGAGTATTTAGTAAATTCATCAACAATATCTTGTATTGTCATAGATGGAACTACATGAATAGAATACGAACCACCATTTATATTAATGGCTATATCACCCTCCGATGTTGGTTTTGTAAGAAACTTTACCTTACTTCCTCGTATCAAACTACCACTTTGATAAGGTATAGATATTATTGTTCCTAACTTCTTTTCACGCACAGTTGAAATAATTTCATTTGTGTGATTTTGAAAGTAATATAAAGCCTCATCGTGGTCATTAAAAATTTCACCGTTGGTGTATCTGACCTTCTGAGTTCGCATAAATGGAGTATCTTCTATTGTTCCAAAATTTCCATATCCCCTATCGTTTATATTTTCAATAAAAACGTAATCGATTGGATAGTTATTTTTATATGAAACTAAATTCATTGCTCTAGGCTGAGTAGAATCATCACCAGAAGGCAAAGAGTTTGTTCCGCCAAAAGAAATTGGCTTTTTTGAATTTGTATTCAAATCAAAATGGAAAATAGCTCCACTAATATCAACAAAATGTTGCTGCCACGTATTATGTCCGAGGCTATCAAATATCGTCCAAAAAGTTTTACCTGCAATTAAAGACAGAGGACGAGCCTTAATCGCATCTTGCAGATTGGACAAGGCATTATAAATGCTTGGGAATTTATATATAAATGACACTTGAAGAATGCGTTTGCATACAGCTAGTATTGTGTACTTACCAGCATAAGGCAAAGACAATACTTTATCTCCATCACAAACTCCTTCACTTACAATCTCATTATTGTCTCCATGAAATACTGCCCACGACCTGTAGTTAGCATTAGCAGAACTACAACCTTCAAGATATATGTACAAAGGTTTGTCTGTAGATAAGCGAGTTATCTCGTATTTACAAGCATTTGGCTCGTCAGGAACATGGTCAGGTTCTTCATCTAAACCTCTCCCAAAAAGATAATTTGCTCTTATAGTAGGTGCACCAACAACTTCTGTAAAAGCTGATTTTTTAAAAAATGTATTATTATTTGTGCCGTTTATTATCTCACCATGTTTTAAGTCGCTGAGTTTGGAACTTACCGTCTTCTGGCTCATTACCTTGTCTGTTGCATAACCTGTCTCTTGGACAATATCCGATTTGTTGAATTTATAATTAATCGAATCTTGCAGATTGGACAAGGCGTTATAAATGCTTGGGAATTTATATATAAATGACATTTGAAGAATGCGTTTGCACGTTGCCAGTATCGTGTATTTGCCAGCATAAGGCAAAGTCAATACTTTATCTCCATTACAAACTCCTTCACTTACAATGGCATTATTGTCTCCATGAAATACTGCCCATGTTCTATAGTCGCAGTTTGCAGAAGTGCAACCTTCAAGATATATGTACAAAGGTTGGTTAGAACTTAAGAGAGTTATCTCATATTTACAAGCATTTGGCTCGTCAGGAACATGGTCTGGTTCTTCATCTAAACCTCTCCCAAAATAATAATTTGCTCTTGTAGTAGGTGCACCAACAACTTCTGTAAAAGCTGATTTTTTAAAAAATGTATTATTATTTGTGCCGTTTATTATCTCACCATGTTTTAAGTCGCTGAGTTTATCTTCTACAGAAAACCAGTTTGCTGGGTCTACTGACCATGCATTTGCCTTTAAAGTATAGCGGTAGATGGTATTACCTGATTTGTAGGTGATGGTGAGACCTACCTTCTGAAATGTTGTAGGAACAGAGTTGATGGCATCTTGGAGAGTAGCATGGGTTACGGTTCCACCTTTTGAGCAGTCGTAGGTTAGGATGCCTAGCTTGCCTACCTCGGCTGAAAGAAAGTCTGTTTCGCCACCAGTAATAGCATCGTTGACTAGTGTCTTGTTGCTTGCATCAGCTACACCGCTGTTTCCCTGCATACCAACTTCACCTTTGTCACCCTTATCACCTTTGTCTCCTTTATCACCTTTGCTACCTTTACTACCATTGTAGAACTTAATTTGCTCGGACGTACCATCATGACGGGTTAGAGTGATAACATTCTCGCCACCATCCTCTGCACTTTGCTTGGTTTGTTTTAAGGAATCAAAGGAATTGTCGGTGCGAGTCTTCATTTCTTTATTGATGTCTGACTGCATCTTTCCTCTGTCCTTGTCGAAGATGTTGTCGGAATTAGCCAACTTACCATCTTTTCGACCTGAAACGAGAGTTTCGTTATATCTTTGTTCTGACATATTTATATTATTTTATGTTATATAATCGTTATTGTGGAATCGCCTGAAATCAATTCATCGGAATGATAATAGTATAGTTCTCCTATCTTACTCTGCTGCATTCCCAATGGCAAACCACCTTGAAGGAATGTGAGAGGAACAGATGATACTACCCAGATGATGTCTTCATTTTCGGTTGTACTGATGGTTATTGTCTGTCCAGAGAGAACACCTGAGAATTGTTGTAAGTATTCGACATTAACCTTGTTAGGGTCTGTGGTAGATAAAGCACCATAGTAAGAAAAAATGACATCTTCTTTTGTGTTCAGTTCTATCCAGTACTTCGCATTGTACATACCTCCCATTTCACCCTCTACGATGCCGAGAGGAATATGGGACTTGCCATTTCGCTCCACGATACGGAAAAGGTGGTGCTCGATGCTACAGATGTCGTTTCCATTGTACTTGCCACGAATGGTAATGCCATATAGTCCTTCCTCTAGAAATGGTGGGAACTTGACACAAATGTCACTCGGTTCTACTTCACTATTATTTGTTCCGCTCTGAACAAAAGGCATTTTTGCTACACACTCTCCAAAGGCATCAGTAAGATGTACTTCTAGATTACTGATGGCAGCCACGTCAACATCTTCCAACATCTGCTTATTCTTGCTGATGTAAGCTTTCTGAAGCTTGATGAAAAGGTCGAAGCTGTTGCCTTTAACAATCTTATAAATATCCATATACGTATACATTATTAATAATAGACAAAGATAGGCAGAATTTTCTCCACCTATCTTTTATCCGTTTATTTAGGGCAGAAAAATTTTAGATTAAGCCCTTCCATCTGAGAAATTTGCGCTTGCGGCTGCGCTTTCCCTTCTCACTCTTGCAGTTGGTATGGTAGACACAATCCTTGAAGAGGTCTCTGACCTTTATGTCGTTGTCTACCAGTTTGGTTTTCTTGAATGCCTCGAAGAGTGAGCGGTTCATAATCATGAGGTTGCCCTTCTGCGTAGGAAGGACGTAGAAGATTTCACCATGGTTCTTCTTGGATGCGTAGTCTGCCTTAGCCGTAGCTTGGCGGTACATGATTTCGCACTTGATGCGCTTGAAAATCTTTGTTACTTTCATAATCGTAATTATTATTGTTTGAAACTATATGATGGTTGCTGCCGAAACAGAAACCTTTCTTCTCATTACTCTTGCCTGAATGGAAATCATCTTAGGCATTTCCATTTCATTGAAACAGATGTGGAGTCCGATGGCTCTAGTCATGAGCAAATCATCGTGCTTTCCGTCTGCTGCCTCGTATACGGTTCCGTTCTTCTCGTATGTGAGATATTCATCTAAGCATCTATCGTCTCGCTCTACATAGAGTTGTTCACGGATAACCTGAACCAATACTGAGATAACCATCGGCTTGGTTGCCACGTTGGTATGGAATCCGTACTTCACTGGAACCTTATTCTTGATGTCTGATTCACTCTGCTTGCGTGCATAGAGGTTGTCGTATACGTCCTTGATTTGATTCAGGATGAACTCAGACTGGTCACCACCTTCCAAGATGTGCTCTTTGTCTTTCGTTTCCAAGGTGTTGGATTCAATCACCAACAGAGCATCGTTGTAGTATTTGGCTATCTGAGCCGCCTTCCATGCCAGCAAGTCCATATCAATATGCCCATACCATTGGGCTACAACATACGGCTTGCCACCTTCCATCATCCAATAGCGGTCGAAGACACAGATAACAGACCAGTCAGCATTCTTACTACGTCCACCAATATCCACTACTACCAGATAGCGGTTTATCACCTTGCAATCATCAAAGGTCTCAGGCTTGCTCCATATCCATAACTGACCCTGCTTGTCTTCACAGAATCGGACATTCTGCATACACTTCTTACCCTTGTAGCCATCACCATAAACATCCCCGATGAACTTAGGTGCTCGGCATCCCTTTCGGAACTTGTCAACCTTGTCTTCGGCAAACACCTTGGCTCCTGAATGTTTGAATGCTTCAATATCATCGGTAGGGTAGCCAGCAGCCATATCGGCATGGTCGGTGAACTTCCTGCGCTCGGCAATATACCAGTTGATGGCTTCGAGTGGAGCACCCAGTGTCCATAACTTCCAAAGATAGGTACATGGCTCCTCTCGGTCGGACATCGTATTGGTATTGTTGCGGTTCTCGTATAGCCATTTGGCAAACTCTACCTTCTGTTTCTTGCTTTCAAATTCAAGATGATACATATCGTATATCTCGTACCAAGGAACAAAGAACGGCTCAAACTGAGATTCTCCCTTGACTGCTGCAAGCCACTCCTTGTGGAAGAAGTTGCCAGTACCATTGGCTGTGGATTCATAGGCAATCATCGTGTATGGTCGGTACAAGATACCATTGGTAGCATTCTGTACTACCTCCTCAGGAGATTTACCATCCGTCTTTTTCCACAAACCAACCTCGGAAAGGTGTACCAAGTTGTAGTCTTCACCATTGGCTGATAGTGGTCGTTCCATGGAACCAACCTTAATCTTGCAGAATCGCTGAGGAACCTTCTTTACATTACCTGATGTTCCTACTCCAACAAACTTCGGCTCGTTCTCAGAGAATGCTTCTCCCATTTCGTAGAGGAACTTGGTAGGAAAGTTTTTCAGAGCTTCCTCGAACATACCACGGATGGTCTCTGCTGTGTCCTTCACCTGAGCCACGATGAGCGAATTGAGACCCTTCTGCCACATGAGTTGCAGCCAGAGGAAGTACATCTGAATAACCGTAGAACCTCCCCATTGTCGGGCTTTCAGCAGGATGAGTCGGATAGGGCGATTCTTCTTTCTTCGCTCCTCCAGCCACCTGAGAAGTCTGCGCTGCGGTCTTCTGAGCACAAAGCGAAAGGGGAGACCTCCACCTTTCGGCTTGATATAGATGAATGTGGCGAAGAAGAAGAAAGGGTCGTGTTTCATTCTGATGCGAGTGAACTGCTCTACCAGTTGCTCAATTTCTTCCTCTAGGTTGTACGGCTCGTCTATATCCTTGTGCAGTTCATTGATTACATCCTTGCAGCTACCAAATTCGATGAGCATCTTGACGAGCGGAATCTTCTTCATGGAAACTGGAAGCTGCTGTTTCTGAATCGGGAAATCAGGAAGAAAGAGCAGGAATCGCTTATCTCCACAACCTTCACCCTTGATAGGATTGAATGGCGTGTTGATTTCCTTGATTCGTTTCTCGTTCTCTTTCAGGATGCCAAGCACATGTTTGTCTACAGCATCAGTCAGTTTGTCGGTTACTTGTCTTGGCATAGCGGTGCATTTAAATATCCCCACAACAGACCAAGTACATAGCAATAGATGTGGACTCCAACTGCCATGCAAGGGAAGAAGATTCCAACACAGATATATAGGAGAATGGTGAGATTGTATCTTACCTTATTCTCCACGTATGTGGCAATAAAGCCCATGTAAGCATAGATAAAGCCGCTGAGACCGATGATTGGTAGGGATGAGGTGAAGGGATAGCTGATGGCTATAAGATAGAATGCCACCAAGTGACCGATGCCACAAGGGATGGCTCGGTAGCATTGATGGAAAACATAAAGGTTGATGGCAGCATGAAAGATGTTCTGATGAAAGAAAGGGTAGCTTAGTCGGTTCTGAATAGAACAATCGTCAAAGAGACCCATGCCATCATATCCAAGAAAAGTGATACACATTATTATAATGTACCCAGCATAAAGCGCAATCTTCTCTTTCGTATCTCGTAGCATCTTTGCTTCTCCTCCTTTCTCACCCTGCTAAGAATTACGTGTATGCTTTGAGGAGTCAAATAGAAACTGGGTGCTTTTTCAGCACATACACGTTTGATAATATCCATATTACTGAGATATGGCTCATTACTCTTATGAATCTGGAATCGTCTGAAAATCTCCTGATACATTTCCTTTCGGGTAGGAATCATGTTATCAAGAGGTTTTCCTTTCAGTAAGTCTAATATGACTATATAAGCACGGTCTTCTGAAACCCAAAATCTTCTGCTCGGAGATTGGGCTAGCTTTTCCTCAATCTCTGAGAGTCTGATATTGTCTCTTACATTAATAATTTCTTTGTAAGCCCTCAATAAATCAGCATCACGTTCCTCTATAAAATAGCATCGTGAATCCTTATATTTCATATCTGACACTGCAAATATACAAAAAAGTATTGAATTAGTCGCATCCGATTAGACTAAATTAACGGATAAAAGATGAAAATCGGGAAAAAGCATTAATTTTGGGCATTGATTTATAAATATACACATATATATATGGACGAAAATACAAATATTGAGCAGAATGCTGGTGCTGCAAAACAGCAAGATATCAAGACCAAGAGAGACTTGGCTTTGGAGAGATTGAAGACCCGCCATCCTGATACGGAGTATGCGGATGATGAGTCTATCTATGGAGCCATCAACGATGATTATGATGCCGACCAGAAGGCTTTGCAGGGGTATAAGGATAACGAAAAGGCGATGGGCGATTGGTTGGGTAGTGACCCTGAGGCGGCTACCTTCCTTCAAGCGATGAAGGCTGGCAAGAGTCCTTACGCTGAGTTGATTCGTACACATGGCGAGGATGCCATTGACTACTATTCAGACCCTGATAATGCGGATGAGATTGCATCGGCTCAGTCGGAGTTCTTGCAGAATGCTGCCAACGGCAAGAAATTGCAGGAGGAGTATGACAAGAATATGCCTTCCAGCTATGAGGTCTTCGACAAGTTGGAAGAGAAGTATGGCGAGGAAGCTGTGAATGATGCAATTGACCAGTGCTTTCAGACTATGCGCAATGTGGTGACTGGCAAGTTTACAGAGGAAATGATTACTGCTTTCATCAAGGCTAAGAACCATGATACTGATGTGGCTGATGCTGCCCATGAAGGTGAGGTTCGTGGCAAGAACAGCAAGCACGTCAAGAACCTTGAACTGAGAAAGAAGGGTGATGGTACTGCCGACCTTGATTCTGCCAATGCGGAGACCAAGCCTACGGATAATCAGCCTGACCTTGGTGCTGTTGGTAGAATATCACGTAGGGGTAATATCTGGCAGCGTGGCAACGAGAAGAGAACACACATTCGATAATGAGAAAAGGTAAAAAGATAATATATAATGTTTAATTAATTTAGGATAACAATGAAGAAAAGTACATTTAATCGGCTGCTTTCCGTCTTCCTGATGGTTATGGCAGTTATTTTTGGAGTGAATGGTCAGGTTATCATGGCTGAGGCGGCTCTGCCTGATGGCGGTACTACCGAGAGTGGTCATGCTGCGGAAGCTGGTGGTGCTACTGCTGCCAATGATGCTGGCAATGGTGGTGCGGCTCGTCAGGATGATGGTATCGCTACTGAGGGAAAAGGTCGTGAGCACTTTAACGAGAATGGTACGGAGTTCTATGAGAACGACATCAACGACAAGATTACCAAGATTCGTCCGATGGCTACTCCAGTTGACCAGATTTCACGCTATGCGACAACCAAGCCTGCTAGTTCGTTTGTAGTTGAGTATTGGAGTATCGGTACACGTCCTATCAAGACAACCGTCAAGGAGGATACCACGAAGAGTACTGGTACATCTATGGTATTGAAGGTAGAAGACCCTGAAATGTTTACTTTGGATGATACCATCCGAGTGGTGGGTGTGAAGGCTATTACCAACTATAAGGGTGTTGCCTATTCAACAATTACAGATGCTCCTACTCCTGATTTGGAACTTTGCGTTTGCGGTAAAGATACAGAGGGTTATCCTATTGTGTATGCTGTAAATGGTGAGTTGGTCAGCAAGCAGGCTATCGGCATTCCTGTTTTGAAGAAGGGTCAGGTACTTATCCGTATGGCTAAGAGTTGCGGTGAGTTGGATGTACAGACAGGTCGTTTCAACAACCTTCCTGATTCTGAGATTCAGTACTGCCAGAACTTCATGATTCAGGTAGAGGAGAGTACCTTTAATAAGATTGCAGCTAAGCGAGTAGACTGGGATTTCTCTGACATCGAGGAGGATAGTATCTATGATATGCGTCTTGCGATGGAAGGTACTTATCTCTTCGGTGATATGGCTTGTATCAAGCATACTACCAAGAACAACTCTGCCCAGTGGTTTACCAAGGGTATTTGGTGGATGGCTGGTAAGGATATTGAGGTAGGTCATGTTGCTACTGCTGACGATATTAAGAATGGCTACGGCAAGAATGAACGAGTGATTACTGATTTGGAGTTGGTTGACATTTCAAAAGACTTGTTTGTTGGTACTGGTATCGGCAACAAGCGCAAGGTGATTATCGCTGGTTCAGATTTCGTGAGCGCATTCAGTAAGATTGATTCTGACAAGTTCCGCTTGAAGGACACCGTTGAGGTTTGGGACTTGAAGTTCAAGAGTTGGGAGACTGACTTCGGTGAGGTGTTGATGATTCACTCTGAGTTGTTTGACATCTTCGGCATGAGCGACTGCGGCTTTGCCCTTGACCCTGAGTTCTTGGTTAAGCGAGTACACTTGTCTTGGACTCGAAACGTGCTCGACTTGAAGAAGGCTGGCATCCGTAACACCGATGCAGTAGTTATTCAGGAGGTAGCTTGTCTGTACTTGAAGTACCCTAAGGCACACGCTCGTATGCGCCTTGCTGCGGTTCCTGCAACAGATAGCCATTCTGATACAGAGGTAACCAAGGCTGCTGCCTAAAAGCAAGTAGAATTGCAATTTATTCATCAAATAGTGAGGGGTGTGGGCACTAGCCCCATCCCTTTTTTAGTAACACATATATATAATAAGGTATAATCATGTTTAATAAATATCAAGCAGGTACTGATTTGGCATTCAGCGTTATGGTAGGTGATGAGAGAATGCGTATTGTCTTTGAGGGTAAAACGATGGGCAGCAGTGTCTATATGACAAGAGACCCTAAGGTACAGAAGGCTATCGAGTCTCATTATTGGTTCAAAGACAAGTTCTTCTTGGCAGAGAGTATTGACGAGAAGAAGGAAGCTGCGGAAGCCAAGAAGAAGGCTGCTGCCAAGGCAAAGAAGAAGGTGGCTGACGAGAAGAAGACCCACGTAGTAACAGACGTTGAGGATGCCAAGGACTATCTGGCTGAGACCTATGGTGTGAGCCGTTCCAAGATGAAGACCAAGGAAGACATCTTGGCGATTGCTAAAGAAAATGGTGTTGAACTAGAAGGTTTAGAGTAATGGTAGAATATGCTGTATCTGATTTAGTGAAAGAGGTGAAGGTGCTCTTGGATAGAAACCAAGAGTCTGCTGGTTTGCTGGCTCCTAGCGATTCTGATACACTCTCGCAAGCAGAACTTATTGAGAGTAAAATCGTAGATGCAGCAAGAATCATTCTTTCGGATGCTCCTGAGGTGGAAGGTACTTCGTGTAAGAATGCTGTAACGTGGACGGATAGCAACGGCTATTACGTGGGTAAGATGGTCTTGCCTACCGATATGCTGAGAATACTTTCTGTGAAGGCAGAAGGCTGGAACCGTCCTGCTGAAATCATTTCAGAGAGTGATGATGCCTACAAGTATCAGAACTGCAAATATGGAGTTAGGGGAAATCCTGAGCGACCGATTGCGGCTATCGTGCATACGGCTAACGGCAAGAGTATCGAACTATATACTAGTAAAAAGCAGGATGCTACATTGGCATTCATCTACGTTCAGGTTCCATCTATCACTACCGAACAGAAAATCAGTCTGCCTTCCGTCCTGAAAGATTCCATCTTATACATGGCTGGCTATCTCACTTGTATCAGCCTTGGCGATACCGATACTGCAAGCGGATTCCTTGGAGTGGCTAGAAAGTTGGCACATATTGTTGAACCTACAACATCATAAATTATGGCAAAGAAGAAAGAAGAAACCAAACTGCTATCGTTGAGTAGGGTACTTGACAAGGAAGAACTGGATAGCGTGAAGGCATCCAAGAACCGATTTGACAAGCCATACGAGCGTGCCTTCTCAATCTTGCTGGAGGCTCAACGATACTATAACAATATGGATAACTTCCGAAAGCGAAGATTGCGTAACAAGCGATACTGCTATGGAGACCAATGGGGCGATACCATTGAGTTCAAAAGCAAGTGTGGCTTTAAAAAGCGTATCAAGGAGGAAGACTATATCCGTGAGCAGGGTAGCGAACCATTGAAGAACAACCTTATCCGTAGGTTGGTGAAGAATGTGCTGGGTGTATATCGCTCCCAGAGTAAGGAACCTACCTGCAATGCCAGAGATAAGGATGAGAAACGATATGGTGAGACCATGAGCGTGGTGCTGCAATGTAACCGACAACTGAACCGAGAGACGGAACTGGATGCCCGAACCATGGAAGAGTTCCTGATAAGCGGTGCTGCTATCTATAAGAAAAAGTATGGATGGCGAAGAGGCAGGTTGGATTGCTGGACTGACTACGTGAATCCGAACAATTTCTTCATAGACAACAATATGAGGGATTTCCGTGGTTGGGACGTGAGTTGTTTGGGTGAGGTGCATGACATTACCATCGGCAACGTACTGAGAGAGTTTGCCAAGTCTCCTGCTGAAGCTCGGAAGTTGAAGGAGATATACCGGTTAGCGGCTAACCGAGATTTCGTGATTGCAGACTGCACCCAGCGATTCGGTGAGTTCGACCCTAAGACTATCGACTTTATGAATCCTTCCAACCCTTCACTCTGCCGAGTGATTGAGGTTTGGCGCAAGGAGAGTAAACCGAGATACCGATGCCACGACTACAACAATGGCGATGATTTCAAGATTGATATTGAGGATAAGGCTGATATTGTAGATGCAGAGAACAGAGACAGAATCAGGCGAGGTATGGCTGCTGGCATGCTGGAAGAGGATATTCCTCTGATTGATGCCGAGTGGTTTATGGATGATTACTGGCATTTCTACTACCTTTCTCCTTTTGGTGATATTCTAAGAGAAGGCGAGACCCCTTATGCTCATGGTGAGCATCCGTACTGCTTTAAGTTCTATCCGTTCATTGATGGTGAGATACACAGCTTCGTGGAAGATGTGATAGACCAGCAGAGATACGTGAACCGACTTATCACGATGTATGACTTCATCATGAGGGCGAGTGCCAAGGGTGTGCTGCTCTGTCCTGAGGATTGTCTGCCTGATGATATGAGTTGGGATGATTTCTGCGATGAGTGGAGTAGGTTCAATGGTGTGGTGAGATACAAGCCAAACAAGAGTGGTCAGGTTCCTCAGCAAGTGGCGAACAACTCTACGAATATCGGTATCGGTGATTTGCTCAGCTATCAGTTGAAGTTCTTCGAGGATATATCGGGAGTGAATGGTGCGCTGCAAGGTAAACCAGGAGTATCAGGTACGAGCGGTTCGCTCTATGCCCAGCAGACACAGAATGCTACCATGTCGCTGCTTGATATTTTGGAGACTTTCAGCCAGTTTATCATTGATGGAGCATATAAGACCGTGAAGAATATGCAGCAGTACTATGATGTGGCTCGCAACTTCAATATCGTTGGTAGGGCAGGACAGATTGTGCGCTATGACCCTAAGAAGATACGAGACGTGGAGTTTGACATCAACATCACGGAAAGTACGGCTACTCCTGTATACAGACAGATGGCAAATGAGTTCCTTATGACCTTGTGGCAGAATCAGGCTATCACGCTGGAGCAGTTGCTGCAAGTAGGAGATTTCCCATTTGGAGAGGAGTTGCTGCAATCGGTTGCATCCAACCAGCAAGCCATTCAGAATGGTGAGACTCCACAAGGATTCTCTCCTCAGCTTCAAGCCCAAGTTGCTCAGGCATCACAGAGCAATCCGAAGGCTCAGGCGATGTTGCAGCAGATGATGAGCGGTCAGGGAGTGAGTCCTGACGGACAGAACCCACCGCTCGCTGCTTAGTTTATAATTTATAGTTAATAGTTTATAGTTATGATTGCAGACAAACCAAGTGACAAGGAATGGTATGGCAATGGGAAACCTGATGCCAGCCAAGGTGGCAACCCGAATGGTGGAGTTGCTTCAGAGACCCAAGGTAGGGAGAATAAGCCCGAACTTTACGAGAATGACGTTATCGGAAAGGTGGCGAAACGCAAGAAAAGCGACATCTGGACGATGGGTGGAGAGAAGAGAACCAGATTTAAGGACGAATAAAGAAAGGAGGTGTTTTTATCGTAACTGTATTTGTCTGATATTCAGATAGCTACAGAAATATCTGCGAGTTTATGGTGCTGCGTTTAAGATATTCGTATCTTTGCAACATCATAAACTTTTAATTTGTATAGGTATGAATTTCGTAGATTTCGTAGAAAAGTATCAGCAGGAAATGGCTCCTGAACAGATGTTGGCTATAGCTAAGGCAGTCGGCAAGTATCTCTCATGCAAGTTGAGCGATGTGGAGGAGCATCATCTTTGTGCGATGGTGTATGGTGTGTTGAGCGAAGAGCATTTTGACAAACACTTTGCCGATGATGCTATCAGCAAGATGTGGTATGAGGATGCTGACGGAACCAAGCATACGGCTCCTTTCTTCTCGGATGATGAGATAAAGGATGCCTTTGACAAGCATCAGGATGATATTTCTGACTATACCATCCATGATTTGGCTGTGACTATGAACCTGATGAGAAGTGACCATCATGTGATGCTGGAGCGATATAGCAAAGATGCTGATGAGTTGAAGGAAATGGTGGTTTTGATGGCTATCGAGTATCTGCAAGACCCTGACTGCTTGCATCCTACCAGCAAAATATGGCACACAATAAACGGATAAAGTAACTAATTGGGAATCATTTCTTATCTTTGCATATTATTAATAATATATAAATATAAGATATGACTCCAAATGTACGTGAAGGATTGCAATATGGTGCAGCTATAGGAATGCTAGTGAGTGGTGTTGTGCTCACCTTCCTATCATTCTTTCTCAACAATTATGTGGTGTCTGATGGTGTGCTGTGGTATGTCAGTCAGACATTGGTTTACTCTGGAGCAATATTCGGGGTAAACGTTTATTTCAAGACAAAACTAGGCAACTTTGAGAGCAAGGTGAAGGATGAACTCGCAAGTATGCTGAAACAAGTGAAGGAGGGCAAGTAATATGAAGGTAACAAGAGAACAGATTTTGGCTATTATGCCGAATGCCAAGGATAAGGTGGATGCGTTTCTTCCTTATATCAATGGCTATGCTGAGGTGTTCCATATTGATACTCCTAAGCGAATGGCTCATTTCTTGGCTCAAATTGCACATGAAAGTGGTGAACTGAGATACACCAAGGAACTCGGCAACAAGGACTACTTCCATAGGTATGATGTGGGCAAGTTGAAGAACATGCTCGGCAACCTTAAAGATGGTGATGGCTACAAGTATCGGGGTAGGGGATTGATTCAAATTACTGGCAGAGCCAACTATCAGGCTTATCAGAACAGCAAGTATTGCACTGGTGACATCATGGAGAATCCTCAGTTGCTGGAGCTTCCGCTAGGAGCAACGAAGAGTGCTATGTGGTGGTGGAAACATGACCTGAACAAACTGGCTGATATTGATAGTTTCGTGGCTATTACCAAGACAATCAATGGTGGAACCAACGGCTTGAAATCAAGACGAAAGTTTCTTACAAGAGCAAAGAAGGTCTTTAATGTTTAGCCTATGAAAGTAAAATGGTACGATACTGATTTTTGGCAAGTAGCACTCTACGTGATTGGTATCTTGCTGGTGGCTTTTCTTCTGTCGGGATGCAAGACAAAATACGTCCCGATGGAAAAAGTTATATGTCGGGACGTAGTAAAACACGATACGCTGCGTACTTCTGACAGCGTTTTTGTGCGTGATTCAATCTTCTTCAGACAGAAGGGAGATACTTGCTTTCTTGACCGATGGCATGAGAAGAGCATTTATAAAAATGTGTATAAGGTGAAGGTGGATTCCTTCCTGAAAAGAGACTCCATCCCAGTTCCCTACCCAGTAGAAAAACAACTCTCCAAGTGGGAGCAGTTTCAGTTGAAGTATGCAGTATGGTCTTTTGGAGCACTCTGCATGCTGCTAATCGTATTAGGTTATAAACTCTATAAAAAGATAAAGAATGGCAAATTTCACATTGACAATCACGAAAAGTGACATCTATGAGGAGGTGGCAAAGACTACTGCCTACATAGGAGGAAAGAACTTGGATAAAAACGGAAAAAGTCTGTATGACCAAGTGTTTGTGACGGAAGCTGATAGAGAAATGCTGGAAGGCTTTTGGGAAGATTCCATTGATGATGTTTCCGTAGCCTTGGAGAGTATTCTTGGATGGCAGAAGTGTGACTCAGGCAGCAACGAGGTCTTTGGTCTGAGAGTAAGCAGCCTTTTTAATGAGAGTTTATTTAAGACCTTAGAATCAACGGTTTTTAGTTATATAGTCAACAAAATAGTAGCAGAATGGTGCTCAGTAGTCTATAAGGATAAGGTGGAAGATTATCTCTCCAAGGCAAACGTTTTGCTGCTAAAGATTGACGCAATCATTTATACACGTAAAAGACCAACAAGATAGGAGGATAGGATATGAGGTATTGTAATAAAGGATATAAAGTGATGATAGAGTTGGAAAAGAATGAGTTGGTATATGACATCAAGAATACTGCTTTTTCTTTTGCTGATTCTTATTCCAAGCAGAAAGGTATAGATGCAAAACAATTAAAGAATGTGTTTGACGTATCAGAGGAAGGAAACCGAGATAAGTTAGCAAGGATTCTAGACTCAGCAGTAGAGGATTGCAGAGAAATGCTTTTCCGTTTCACCAAGGTGGAAATGCTCGGTGGCGGCTTTGATTCCAACGAGTGGGAAGAGTGTATAGGTTCGCCTACCAACGATGAGGATGCCTACTACTTGGCGATGAGGATGCCGCAAGGTTTTTCTAAGACAAGTGTACATACCATGACCGTCTACTTGCATGACTATATCGTGAACCAATGCCTTTATGAATGGTTAATGATTGTGTTTCCTGATGGTGCTGATAGATTCTGGGCACTCGCTGAGGATAAAAAACAGAAGATTAAGGATGCAAGCAACCGCTCGGCTGTTAGAGCAAGAATCGCTTTGCATCCATTTTAAATGATTAGTCGTTTAAGGCTAAGATAAAGCAAGGGAAGCTATCCATTACGGACTGCTTCCCTTTATTTTTTATATAGCAAAAAAATATTTATCTAAGTTTATGTTCCACTAGACGTGGACTCCTGCTTGGTAGTTACCGAACCAGTAACAGCAGCATTAATATTGATACTCTCAGGTAAGGTCTTGATATTTACGTCTGTAGCAGCCAGTTTCAATCCGTTCTTCTGCTGGTCGGCATACTGATTCTTATCCTGAGCGATAAAGTTGTTGATAGCTGTAGCTATGTTGTAGAGCAGTTTATCGGTGTCGCTGCTGAGAGAATCAGAATCAACTGATGCGTACTTGTTGTTCTCAACGGTTGCCGATGTTGTCTCCTTCTCACGATAAAGAACAGCCTGATTGATGAACTCCTGAGCAAACAAGAATGACTTGCTTACAAGTTGTTTAATCTTGGTGTTGTCTATATTGAGCGGATTCTCATACTTCTGTAACATAGACTGCAAGCAACTTGCGGCTACTTCTTCTCTAGGCTGTAGGGTAGCGATTGAGAAGATTTCCTCTTCTTTGCCGCTTTCCTCTGTTCCACCTGTCTCTGATGCGGTAGCTATTCCGTATCTAGGGAATGGGCGAGCATTTGATGTTCCATCAGATGAGGTTTCTCTGACGAGTTTAGTGCCAGTTGTTTTTGTGATGTTGGAGTCTACAATATAGGCAACACCTACTTTAGTTTTATTCAGATTATAGAGATTTCCGTCTGAGTCGAAATAGAACAACTGGTATAAGTTGTTGTTGAATATCACATATCCCATGTACATATTTGTACCTAAAGGATAAATGTTGATACATGTGGATAGAACTATCTTGTCATCTATTTTCGTTCCCAAGGATGCACCTTGCTCAACCTTGTATTTATCGAAGTCGGTTAATGTATATTCTGCCATAATTATCTGAGTTTATTTTGTAATCTTGTTTGGAATTCTGTAGATAGTGCGCTGATAGATTCTTTTGGGGCAAGATTGCCCATAAGCGCAAGCCTGAAATATTTGTATGGCGAACCGACAAGGTTTCTGAGATACATATTTACAGAAGAACCAACGTAATACCAATTAGCTAAATCATTACTTCCAAACAGAACCGTTCCACACTTTCCTGCCTGAATGCTGCTGAAATATCCTCTTGTAATGCAATCGAACATGGTCTTATAGGCATCCTGACCAAGCGTTAAAGGACGGCTACATAGGAAGAATGGAACATTCTCTGTTGGCTCCTTCACATACACATCGAGTATGTTTCCTGCTTTGTCTGTAGCGTATGACTCTGGATATATGTTTACTCGCTTGTTGAAGACATTGTGCATGGTTCCCCACATCTTGCTTTTCAAAGAGTAAACGTAAGCATAAGTATAGTTTGGGTTGAACACTATGATACGGCTATCGTAATAGTCGTAAATCATATCAGCTTCTTCGAGATACTTACGGAAACGGACATACTTCACATCTGACTCAGGAATATTACCTAGTGCAAGGAGTTTATTCGGATAGGTCTTATCCTTTGTTGAATGTGAATAAATGGATAGAAAATCGAAAGGATAATCATCCAGTACATCGGTAAGACAAACAGACTCTCTTCCTTGCTGCATCATGATTCCTCGCTCTGTCGGGAACAGAACTGCATCATCAATCTGCAAAATGCCTTTAGGGTTGGAGCAAATTTCACGTAAAGCTGGTTGTCGTGACTGATATGTTCCTGTATCAGTCAACATGACTACCCATACACCTTCATCGGTGAATGCGTAAAGTGGAGCATCACCAAATTGACCTTCGCTGATTGGTCGGGTGTTGGCGGCTAGTGCGCTGATGATAGAAGAACCTACCTGAACAGAATTTGCTGCTGGGAATACCAAAGGATTCTCGGCTTCGCTAACCTTTATGACGTTTGGATGCTGTGTGATATATTTTTGGCTCACGACATTACTTAAAGCAGCATCGTATTCTTCCTTGGTTATCTCTGTGAAGTCACCTGTATCTATTGGTGTGTTGTCCCAATAATATGAAGATGAAATGACCGTTCCACCTTGATTTCCAAAACTACCACCTCCATTACTTCCTGCTCTCGTTGTTCCACCTGATGAATCCTTTTTAAGGAGTTTATGGCGGTATATTTGCATGAAAGCAGGAAGACCAGCATCATCGTGATAGAGGTACATGTAATCAGACAACTCAGCTTTTTCTTCTTCTGTAGGCGCATCAACTCTTCCTCCAAAACCTTGATTATCCAAAGAACCAGAAGATTGTCTATCAACTGCGATAGGAGTGGTACGATTCTTACTGATATTGATATAGTAAGACATACCGAATGTATCGGAAGGCTTTAAACTTACCCTCTTGGAATAATACTTGTCATACTTCGGTAAGTGAAAATAGATAGTCATTGCCGTAGCAAGCGTGTTGGGATATGCCAAGATAGGGCAGATAGGATATTGCAGTTTCCCCTTGTGGTATATATCTCGTTTGATGCTATTTTCGCTGATGCTTACCTTGAAGACTGCATCGCAAATATAATCGGTGGTAGCGGTGCTACTAGTTGCAACATCTACATACTCATTTAGGCATAGCTGTGCATTTGAAATTTTTCTCTTGGAGAAAATATCTGTATCGAAAGCATTATAGATGGTCTTCTTTACGTTTCCTATATGCAATCGGTTGTTGTATGTTATAGAGCACTTGCCGCCAAAAGTGTCTCGCTTGAAGTCTGCCAAAGAAATACTTTCTTCTGTCTGTAAAACTCGTTTGAGTTGTATATCTGTGCCTAGCTTTTCCTTGCTGATACTGGCACTTAGATAGAAGGATTTGTTTTCAAACGACTGATAAATATCTTCCTCTGACAAATATTGGAAGGCATCACAATTCACACCTGATGCCATTTTGTTATTCCAAAGAAAACAATTATTTCGTGAAATACCTCTAGTTCTTTTTTCTGTATCAATAAAAGATTCAGGCTGGGACAGATAAACATCTACACCAAGAATAAGGTCTTCCAAGCCTTCGGGTATATCCATGCTGACATTTATGGTGTGGGTGTGAAGACTTGTGCTTGTGCCTACAGATTTCTTTTCCTGATACCAGATAAACTTATTGAATGATGTTTCAGGCGCAAGGATGAATGGATTTGATATATTTATGTGTGAGGTTCCATCATATAACTTGATAGCCAATACTCCAAAAACTGTATATTTGAAGTACTCCTTGCCTTTTTCGTTTAGTCGTTTGTTGATAAGTGAATCAAATGCGTTGAATATGATAGATGCGCCTTTGAGAGAAGTATCTACGTTATTATTAAAGTGTCTGTTCGTCTCAAAAGCATTATCCCAATCATCGCCAAGGTTGATTGATACATCACATTTCTCAGACTTAACATTGGTGATTGTTGCACTATAGCTAAGTGAAGAAAGGTCGAAACTTGTGTAGTTGCTACCTTTCCAATATGCGTACATTGTTTTCTCGTCACCTATGAAACATAAGATATTGCCAACTGCTGTGACGGCATTGACGTGGAATCCGTTGAGGTTGATGGTGTTCTTGGTTCCGTCTCCACTTTTCTCTAGCCAGTACCAAGTATCATCTGATTTACGGATGATGTAGTGAGAGTGAATCGTTTCATCGTGTGTTACCTTATGAACCAGTTCTATTGTGTCTCCTGAATCCAGCGTGATGTTCTGCTCTACTACTACTGGCTGGTGGATAGGGTGGAGTGCCCCATCCTCGTTGATGAGGTTGAGGCAGGTTGCCAACTCCCCATCCTGACAATCGTAGTCGGATGGAGAGTGGGTAAGCCCTTTGAGTATTACTTCTTGTCTTGTTGCCATGTGCTCGAATTTAAGTTTGGTCGCATGATTTCGTAATAAGGTTCTCCTTTGGCTGACTTGCGTGGGATGCAAGTAAGGCGAACCATTCTGTTGAGAGGAAGGTTGTACTCATCAAGGATGGCGGTGATGGAAGGGTAGTCACTTCTGAAACCTACCTTCTTATACTTCTGATTGAATTGAAGCTGAGCGAAGGCGGTGTTGGCTTTGCGAAGTTCTTCCCAGTCCTCACGCATGCAGAATCCGTATGTACCTCGGTCAGATAACCTGAACACGAAGATGGAATTATCTGTTCGCTCCTTCTGCATGATGTGGTCGTAGATGCCCTTGGAGAGCGTGACCGAGTTGGTTCTTCCGTCCAGTACCACAAAATCGTTGCGGTGTCTGAAACCTTTGACTTTATCTATTAAATACTTGAATTTCATGTTGCAAATATAATATGAAAAGTGATAAAATGGATATTATCCGTTAACTTTGTCGTTCCGCTTGGGTCTACCATTGCGGTTGCCATACTTGGTGATGATGGCAGATGCTCGCTCAGAGCGGTAACAGCCACATGATTTGGTTCGTCCGTCACGAAGAGCAGAACCTAGAACCGTACAACCTCTGCCACAATCACACTTACATATCCAGAAAGCACCATGCTGGTGGTTCTCTTTATCAGATTTTCGGCAGACGAGTAATCTGCCGAAACGCTGTCCAGTAAGGTCTATCAACTTTCCCATACTACTTCTCTGCCAGTTTCTTTGCCTCTTCAACTGATACTGGCTTTCCGCTAAGAGGAATGCGGAAGTCGAACTTAGAACGGAAACCATAATAGCCTACGAAATCGAAGCTCTGTTTCATACGCTCGTCTGTGGTGATGTACTTCTTGTAAGCCTTCACCTCCTTCTCTGAGCGGTATATGGTAGAGTTGACGAAGTAGGAACTGGTTCCCTTGTTAGCGATTACTGCAATAAAGAACTGCTTGCCAAGGAACTTCTCCTTGATACGCTGAATGATTGAGATTTTCTTTGTATTCATATGTAAAATTTGATTAATTATTAAGAAGAATGCAGATAGGCTGCACTCTTAAAACTATTCGATTCCACAAGATACGATACCATCTTCTTTGTTGATTCCTCGGAAGTGCTCGCATCGCTGGCAAGCAAGGCTACCTACCATCAGTATTTCATGGGTGTACTTGCCTTGAATGCCGAATGGGCATGGAGTGGTGTACTCGAAGTGCCCACCGACAAATTCATTGACGTTAAATTTTGGATATTTCATAGTCTAATTTTATACGTTCACCGATTAGAAAGTGAATATTCGTAGTTTTCTCTATAAATAGGAAAAACATTTGTTTGTGTCTTTCCACATGATTTTGGTTCAGGACAGAATCCTCTATAGATACATTGTGGGACACAAGCAGCAACAAGACGTGGTTCGATTTTCCTCAACTCTTCAATCACTTGTATCCATATCTTTCTTGTCTCGTAGGATGCCTTGTTGCAGAGTCTCAACTTCGAGATATTGATAATCTCCTGAGCGTTGAGGGATAGCTGCAAGTTAACCAAATCATCCTGACGCATATCGTGACGAGATACCTTGGAGCCAGTAATATCTGGTCGTGATGTGGAAACGAATGGCTGAGCATGAACGTGGCGAACAAAATGGTTACTCACCCAATATGGTATACCATACATCTTAATATCGAACTCCAATTCCCTGAGCGGAGAATGCTCGCTGAGAATCATCTGTTTCTTGAACTCATCGCTAGGCTCATGTCCCAGCGGTTCCTTGCCTTGTGTGAACCGAGCAGCATCCACAACACGCTGCCAGTCTGTTACTCTTTTAATTTCTATTTTCATAATCTATTTTACTTTCGTGAATAATATCCTATTATAAACCCTATAGCAGTCGTACAAGAAAAAAGAAAAATGTCAAATAACAATTCAGCCATAAGCTATTCCTCCTTTCCGTCCACATTGTTATCTCCAAGAATATCCTTGATTTTCTTTTCGATGAACTCATCAGAAGCTAGTTCCTTAATAAGTTCATCTATATCAGGTAACTTTGCATCAACTCCGTCTTCTTGGTTTTTGGAGGAAACATATTCCTTTAGTGCTTTCACCCAAGAACCATTAGCCATGTCTGCCAATGAATCCTTTTGGCTTTCATAGGCTTTCTTCAACTCTCCGTTGTCACGGAAATATCTGAGCACTTCCGTCAAAGAGAGAATAAAGTTCTTTTCAGCAATCGGGTTACTCTTTGCCTCTTCCAGTTTTAGCATCAGGAAGAGTAATGATGCATGTAATTTTGTTTTGTCCATAACTACTTATATTGTTAAATTAATTGCCTTTTTTATACGATGGTCGAACTTGTTGCGGTATTTACACTTGATTCTATCATCACAGAACATAAAGCAACCATATCCGTTATAAGCTTCATTAAACTTCGCTTTCCAGTAAGGTGAAGGATGCTTACTTGGATAATCAGCATAAATGTCTGCTTTCATTATCTTCTTAGCTAATCTAATCTTCATACACCAACTAACTTTCCAATCAAGCGATGTTCGTGCTTATCGAAAGTAATTCCATACTTGAACATTTCTTCAAAAAGCATAAGACGCTCCTCGTTGGTAGCCAACCGAGTAGATTTCTTTTTATCCTCGGTCATTGTGAAATGAGAGCCTACCATCAAGTCTTTATAATTCTTATTGAGATAAAGATAGCAGAACAGATTGTGATGCTCTGGCTTCCAGCACTTGCATAACACAATCCAATAATTATTTATCACAACTATATTGCCTTCAGAAACAATATCTTCAAACATATTATTTTCCATAAGCTATAATTCTTCTTTTTCATATTACTATTTATTTATATCCTTTGCAGGATGGTTAATCAATCTTCTTGATACTTTCTCTATTGTAGCCGTTTAGTACAAATTCTCTGTTTGAACGAGTACCATCCTTCTTAGCAGGGTTTACTCTTATCTCAACAAGTCCAGTACTTCCGTTAGGTCTGATGCTCGAAATCCAACAAACATCACATCTAATACAGCTTATCTTATCATCAACTTTGTATGGAAGACTTTCAATATACTTTTCCACGTCTTTACAAATCTGACTCTTTGCCTTACTGATGATGTCTTTCTGTATTTGCACCTTTGCTTCTAATTCTTCTTTTGTCATATCTTTTAAATTTATGCCCGAAGGCGTTATAAACTAATGTAAAAAAATATTTTTATCACCTAAATCTTTTAATGCTATATCCTTACACTTTTGGCAAAGAAATTTGTTTCCCATGCCTTTGTCAAAACACGCTAAAGAAATAAAATCTTCTGGTTGGAATTTGTGTCTACAGCAAAAGCAAGTCTTTTGTACTGACAGATTAGAACTCTCTCTCAACTCTTTAAAATGAGCAAACGTTCCAAATAAGTGTCCTTTTTCACACCCTACCGCTTTGTAGACTTTCTTAGTTATTTTTACTACCTCCATACACCTACACCTCCATTTCTGAATTAAGTCCTAAACCGAAGATAAGGTGCTGGAGTTGATGAACATACAGAATATTACCAAGAGTGATAGCAATTTTTGTACTACCTAAAGCAGAATGCCATGTATCACCCTCTTGTAACAATCCCATCTTATCAAGCCAATATGAATCAAAACCATCAGGTTTTTTCCATCCATTCTTCTCTAGAATCTCTGGAGTGATAGGAATCGGACGAATAGCATTATTACTAATAGAGTATGTTGTACTACTATCGTTTAACATGACTACCTTAACAAAGCCACCACTCAATGAAGATATTACTTTAAATATTTTATCTTTAGCAAATTGAAGTGCTGACTTCTTTACCATTACCAAATCTCCTGGAATGTATTCTAACTTATCCATATGCTTTACTTAACTTCTTTAAAAATTACATCCTTACCATCAGAACGCATATCCTTAAAACATTGATAAGGGCATCCTTCTTTGTCAGCAAAAAAACAACCTTCACATGAATCACCTTGCTCGACAACTTCAAGAGTAGTGGTTACTCTTTCTCCAACTTTAAGTTCTTTCATACTAATTTCCTCCTAATTCAATATAAACTTTTTCCAACACTTCTAACGGATAGTCATTCAGATTGAGATTATGTATTCTATGAATGATAATTCGTTTACGATATTCTAGTTTTATTGCCTTTATCTGCTCCTCATCTTTAGGGATTTCAATTCTACGAGAGAAGATATAAGATACTCCGCATTCAAATCCGTTAGACTTTCGGTATTTAATATTGTTTACAACGACCAAAGTTTTTGTTATTCTTTCAACAATTGCAATTCTTCTGTTGTTACATTCGTCGTAAACAACAACCTTATCACCAGCAACCAAATCTTTAAGCTCTTTCATTGCTTCCTCCTTTCTTTTTAGGAACGTACTCATCCAACTTTTCGTCAAACTCATAGCATTCTGGGCAGTAGTGTTTATCGCCAATCTCTGCCCATTCGCTTTCCATTGCTTGCTCTTTTGCAGTTCCTTCGTCCAACCAAGCCACAATGCCATTAAATTCATCAATAAATGGCTTTCCGCATCTGTCACAAACTACAGAGTACATAGTAACTGGCTTAATCATGGTTGCCTCCTTTCTTGATTAAATCAAGTAAGTCTTCCACGAATGCCAAATCAGTAAAAGTATATTCTCTAACTCTAACTTCCTGCTTTCCTTGATATGTGTAGCAAGCAGTTTCATTTAACATAGCGTTCATATTACTATTAACTTTTGAGAATGCGAGAATCTTACCATTATCATTTCGAGGAACTTCGCTAGCAGGGTGAAACAATCCCTTCAAGAACTCTTCTTGCATCCATTTAGCACCAGCCTTGAAGCTATCTTTGCCCCTAATACAAATCATTTCTTCCTCAACCTCGCCACTATTGTATCTAGCATACTCTGTCTCAATATGCTTATTAGCAGCAGCTTCTATTTTCTTATCGTCTATCATAATCTACCCTTTCTTTTTCTAAGTTGATTCTTTCTACGCATTCTTCTTTGCGCCTTACCATCTTGTATATCTTCACACTTAAAGTGTGGTGGACAATACCAAGGTATACAATTCGTTAAATCTTCATTACCCATATCTAGCCCTCCACATCTTTAGTTGTACCTAACAATGATTCGTTGCCTTCGTAAGGGATACAGAACTCCCATCTACCATTAACACATACATAGTCAAGATATTCATCTGTCTTATCTGTATGGCTAAATATATTTGCACGCCATTCCTCCGTTTTTTGATGTCTAACCAACACATTATCGAATGGTTTCAGCTCTACCTTTGGCTTCAAGTTCACAATCATTTTCTTCTCAGCATCCCAAGCCTTGCCTTCCTTTGCAAGAGCATCAAAGAGTTGCTGCTTTTCCGAGTCCGTGGCAAATCTTTTAATACGACTTGTACGACTAAAAAATTCGCCTTCTACTTGGTTGATATATATATACTCATTACGCATATAAGCATGATAATATATCTTTCTAGTAAAACTAATTCCTCTGACAAGAACTATTGTACCCGAATCAGACATTACTATATCTCCATCCTTGAACTCAGGCTGAGGTTTCTCAATCTCCAGAGTCTCACGATTGAGCTTGCCACCAAAACGCTCTTCGATTTTTGTTACATAAATTTCAGAATATGCACGGTTCAATTTTTGGAAGGTATTTGTAGAAAGATTACCTTCATTCTGATACCATTTGCCTTCATAACAATCATGCGCAAACTTTCCCTTAAAAGCTCGGTAAGTGTTGTCCTCAAAACCATCAAAGATTGTATAGTACGGCTTCTTTCCTTCGTAACAAATAAGCACGTCTCCCTTCTTGAAGAACTTACTCCAGTCACGCATATCCTTAGAAGGAAGGAGAATCTGTAAACCATCAGGATAACCTCTTTCTGTACCAAATTCGGAATAACCACGATGGCAAGTAGTATTATTATTAGTCTCATTCGTACACCAGACTACTGTTTCTGTATCTGTAGTAATGATAGTATCTAACTCTACATCTATATTATGCAACCAGTCATACAACTTAGTTCCTTGCGGCTTATCCTTTAGGATTTCCGCTATGTTAATCTTTTCTTCCATATTATTTTACTCTTTTGAATTGAACATTCTTTCCGTCTTTTCGCTCATTTGATGCGCACTTGATTCGATTGCACATGTCTATATTGATACAGCTTATAATCTCGTCAAAGAAACAACCACTACAATCGGCTTCCTCGCTTTCAACCACCTTTAAGGTGATTTCTGCGCCTATAGGTAAATCTTCCATACTCTTTAATTTCTCATGATGTGACACTTAACAACCTTGTTTACTGCAAGAGGTTGCGATTTGTTAAAATTCTCGATGATATTGCGTTCCATCTGCTCAGGGAAGATGGGTTTGGTGGGCTTTGGAATGTAGATGGTAGCTTGGATTTGACTACCATCGCTCAAAGTCATTAAGCACCTTCTTGAAATCTGTTCTATTCCAAACATAATTTTATCCTCCTAATATTTGCATCCGTGAAGATACGGACGAGATTCGTTATACTGCATTTTCAACTTGATGTGCTCCATCAGGTCGATATTGTGATTGTGGGCGATTGCGAAAGTCCGCATAAGAATATTCTGTAGAGTTTTTGATACGAACCAATAAGATGATTCATTATCAACAAACGAACTAAACTTTCCATTTAACCGATATAAATCGGCTGCGATATTGCTCCTATGAATCTTGTTTTGAATCGTGTATTGAATCCTGCCAATTTCATATTCATCAGAAAGAACAGAATTGCTATTTATTTTAATAGGGCTTTTGCTGTTCATCCATCCTAAGAGGGATAAGATACGGATGGCAATATCAGCGAACTCGGATTCAACCGTTCCTTCAAGAGAGTTTTTGTAGGCGGTAGGAATATCTCTGCCCATCTGAATCTCGCTCTCATAGTCTTCGATACTTCCGTGACGATTTTTGCGGTCTGCCTGAACAGCTTCTGCCATTTCCGTGATAATGAGCATCAATGTGGTTTCTATTTCTGTGCTCTCATTATAAAAACCATGCTTTTCGGCATTCTTAAAAGCATCTTCTGCTAAGGATGCCAGTTCTTTCTGCGTTATAATTTTCATATTGTTCTTGATTTATTATTTTCTGATGGTGAATGCCATATCGTTGAGGGTGCGGCACCATTTTATCTTGCCTTCTTCACACAACTCGTTGATGGTTTGATATGGCTGGTGGAATCCTCGGTTAATGATTTCGGCTGTGAGGACGTGAGGCGGCACGATGTGGTCAGCTTCACGCTCTGCCTGAATCTATGCGATGATGGCTAGGATTTTTTCTTTCTCTGTCTTCATTTGGCGAAGGTAAAAATGAGACGTGTGTGACTTCGGACTGGAACATTAATAGTTCCCACATTCCGTTCAAGTCTTGTTGATACCACAAGCCATCGTGCATTGTTCCGATGATTGGGTTGCCTTTGTACCATATTACCATGGTCTTGTGGGTAAACATGGCTTTGTGCGCTTTGCTGATGCGCTTGCCTACCTTGATATATCCAAAAATATCCATAAGCTAGAAGAGTGATAGCTGACCAGTCTTGTCATGGTAGTGATTTCCTGAAGGGAAAATCAGTTCCTCGAACATGGCGGTCAGGCAGTTGGTTACTATTGAGTTTCCTGCAAGGGCATAGAGTTTGCTCTTGCTGATAATAAGTTGACCAGACTTCTCCTTGCTCAGGAGTTTGTCTATGTCAGCTTCGTGAACTCCCATCAGTCGGAAACAATCTCTTGGAGTGTACTTCCTGATTTGGATGGAGTATTTCTTTCCGTTTGGTGCGGTGTGAATGATTTCTTTGTTCATTATGGTTACGAATGTCATATCTCTTTGACGATTAAGAATAGTGGGATGCAATTACCTCCGTGACCCATAGCAGAATTGAGAGTAGGGGAGATTCCCTTGGTGGAGTAGACTCTGGTCTGCTGCTCTATCCTGCCTTTGATTTGGAGGTTTGCTAGCTTTATAATTTTGTCGCACATTATAATTTCTTGATGATTAAAACTGCGTTGGCTGCTCTGCCATCGTTATGTATATAGTTAGCAAAACCAGCCTTATAATAACTTGTACGGATGGTTCTACTTAAACCATCTACGTCTGAGTTGATGAGGAGTTTTCTGCTTGTAACTTGTTGATTATCAGTACCCCCCTTAGGGAAATGGTCAACACCAAGAAGATTGGCTATGCTGATTCCTGCACCAAATGATGATGTGATGGTTGGCGAGCATCCATCAGCAGTTTTCGGTATTGCTATCTTCGGGGTAGAGTTTTTCGATTGATTCATTGATGTCTGCTTTGGTGAGATACTTTTCGAGAAGGGGCTGGGATAGGAAATATTCGGGAGATACGTTGTCTTCCAAGATGTCCTCAACCGTTGTCTCTAACTTGATAGGCGAAGGGAAGTGATACTCTGGGTTCGGCTCATCCTCTGTTCTGAGTATGGAGATAACGAAGATACGCTCACGATTCTGAGGGATTCCGTAATCTTTGGCATTCAGTACCTTGTAGAAGGAGGTGTAACCGAAGGAGTCAAGGTCTTTGAGGTACTGGAAGAAGTACTTCCTCATCTTCTCTGTGAGTAGACCTTTCACATTCTCTAGCATCACATACTTCGGTTTCTTTACTGCCAGCATTCTCTTCTCCTGAAAGATAAGGGATGAGCGTGTGCCGCTTCCTTCCTCTGCTCCTTGGCGAAGTCCTGCATTGGAGAAATCTTGGCAAGGTGAAGACCATGATATAAAGTCGAAGTCGGGAACCTCATTCCAGTCTATCCTTGTCACGTCTCCGAAGTTCGGAATATCTCTTCCGTGCAGGAGTCCGTAGGCTTGGATGGCTGATGGTTCTATCTCTGAGTAGCCCACTACCTTGAAGTCGAACTCAGGATGCTTATCTTTGAGGTACTTGAAGGCTAGGCTCTGACTGCCATAGCCAGCGAATGCCTCAAAGACTCTGAGGGGATGCTGCTTGTTGTACTTACTGATTGCTATCATTTTGGTAAACAGATTTGTGGTTTATGGATTCCACTGGATGCCCAAGCGTTCCATTGTTCCGTTGTCACGATATATCTCCAATGGGATTCTACATGAACTTTGTGGGTTATTCTTTAGAACTTCAATCATTCCGTAGATTCGCTGACGTAGTGCATGGTTCTTGTCTTCCTCTGTTATCTGCTGTTCTACCTTGGTCTTGGCGATGAGTTGGCTGATTTCGGAAGGATTCTCGTTAACGGCTGCTGGCGGTGGTGTTGCTCCGATAAGTTCGTCTTCCCATCCTCGCTGGTTAAGGAAGGTTTGGAAGTTCTTGCGATATTTTTTATCCTCGGTTGCAATCACATATAATGGAATATACTCTATAGCTGCCTTGCGGTCTTTCTGGCTCATAGAGTTCCACTTCTTTTCGAGTTTGGCTTTGCAGCCTACCTTCTTGTCGTACAAGTTCCATGCTCTCTCAAAGGTATATTCGTCTTTGACTTCCTTTGGTGGAGCGGTTACCTTATAGCCTTTGGCTTCTAAGAATTTTATAAAAGCATTGGTTAGTTCTTCTTCATTCTTAGCTGTTTGCATATCAAAAGCACTTGCTATAATTTCAAATGCGACATTTGAGGATTGAATTATATCATTCATAGTTCACCATTTAAATAATTGTCGATTGCTTGGATAAATTCATCTATAGAGCGGACGATGATGTACTTGCCACCATGTCGTTCTACTTCATGCTGGAATACCTTCTGTTCGGGTTCCTGCCTACCTTTGGGAGTCTTATTTTCGATGCAGAGAAAACCGTACTGGGAGGTGCGCTTCAGGAGGAGCATATCAGATACTCCTGCCTTCATACCTTCTTCTTTGAGCCATGCGGCTTGTAGGGAGGTTCGCTTGCCACCATTAGGAACGGCAAAGAAGACTCCTTCAAGGTCAGGATATACCCCACGGATATACCTGACCTCTGCGGCTTGCAAGTTGTGCTCATCGTAGGATGCTCGCTTGCGTATCTTCTTGCCTTCCTGCTGTAGCTTTGCCTTGATTTCAGCGTAGCTTTCCATTACCAGTCTTTGTTGAAAAGGTCGTTGAGAGATTCTTTTCCCATGATGCGGATGGCTTCGAGTGCTACTTCATTTGATGGAAAGCAAACAGTGGCATCGTCATAAAAAGAAGTGCACTTAGGCAAGTATTTGCCATTATCGTAATTAATTTGCCAGTTTTTGGTATCGCCGTCGAAATTAGACTTCCATCCCTTGTTGAGATACTTGGCGATGTTCTGCAACTTGATGAAAGCAGCTACATGTTTTGCCTGAGCCATGCTAGTGCAGTTGTTTAAGTCTTTACAGTTATATTCATCTGAATATAGGTAGTTGATTTTCTTATTACCAAGCCAGTATGTTCTCTTGTTCAAGAACAACTTCTTGCAAATATCATCATAAGTGATAGGGTTGCCATTCTTATCACTAGGAGATTTCTGTACCATCAACTTGCCTTCTTCGTTGAAGAAGAAAGTAAGACCATCAGGGATAGGGTACTCTACTGCCGAACCATCAGCAGGAATGCGCAACTTAGATAAGGTTGCCTTTCCGTTATTGATGTTGGTAACGTCCTGATTGCTGATGCCTTCTGCATGAATATCAGGAGTCTCTTCCTCGGCAATCTCTGCCATCTTCTTGGCAATCATGTCTACACCTTTGCCAACGATTGCTCCGAAAAGCATCTGTGCAAATGGTGGTAACTCTGGGTTGTTGTTGCGCTGACGGCTATTGCGTCTGTTGTTGCGCTTTTCGTTTCTACGTGTCATATCAACTATAATTTTGTAAAATGTTATTAAAATCATCTTCTGTAACACCATCTGCATAGAGTATCGTGAGGATGGTGTCTAAGACTCTACTATATACTTCATTGAAGGCTGGCTCATCCATCTTGGCGAAGGAGATAGACTTGGCTCGCTCCAAGAACTTCTGTCCGTTGAGGTCGTAGAGCGGTTCGCTGAATCCTGATGTTATCAGAAGTTGCTCACGGAATGTGTCTACAGAGCGAAGGTTAGTACGCTGCTGCTCTGTGAGGCAATCCCATGCTGCTCTGATAAGGGCGAAGAACTTGCGATGGAACTTCACGTTTCTTGGACGGACGATGTTCGCCTTGACGATGGAACCAACCTTTATCTTTTTCATTTCCTCATAATCATCATCCGTGTAGGGGCGAAGACCAGTGGAGGTTCTTACTAGATGAATTTCCATACCTTATATATTAATGCTTAGAATGGGAGACCACTTTTCTGCTGACCACCTGCATATTGAGCGTTCTGCTGAATAGGTTGACCGCTTGCATTAACCTGAGGGGGAAAAGCCTGCATCTGCTGCTGGATAGGTGCTGTCTGAGGTGGATAGTTGGCTGCTTGCTGCTGAGGAACCTGACCTATCTGGCTCTGTACCATCTGTCCCTGCTGCTGACCATTTGGTCGTTCCACCTTCCAGCAGTCCAACTGATTGAACCAACGTCCTTCCTTAGACTGGCGTGCCTTCAATCCGATGTGGGCGGTGATGATTTCTCCTAACTGAATGTTGAACTGCTGCAACTTGTCTGAGCCATATACCGAGATAACGGCTCTTGAAGGGTACTGCTCGTTCAACTCTTCGATAGTGTATTCACAAGAACTCCATTGGGTTCCGTTTTGGGAAGTTCCCATTTGAACTTGCCCTGCTGCAATAATCTTGCCTGTAAACTTTACGTTCATATCTATACTTAATTAAGTTTGATTCTTATTGACGGCTTGGTGGTCGTTTCTTTCAGATAGTACTCGTAGTGTTCTGGCTCCGTGTCTTTGAACAGCTTCGTGTCGAAGGTTTTCTTGGTGGTAGCTGCCACATAAGAGTAAGAACCGATGTTGGTCTTGATGGATTTCTGCTTGTTGGCTTCCATCATCTTCATTATCTGCTCCTTCACATCATCCTGCTTAATCTTCAGGGCATCCATACGAGCGGTTATCAATCTGTACTCCTGCTCTAGTGCCGAAAACTGCTCAGGAACTTCCACCTTATATTGGTACTCTGCATCTTCAGCGAGATAAGCGTTGATTAACTCGTCTATCTGCTCATCTGATACCCTAGGGAGTGGCTGGAACTTGCTCTGTCCGTTCTTGAACCACATGCAGACAATCTCCTTCACCTTCAAGTCAGGATTCTGCTCCTCGAACCATTTGGCATAGATGGATAGCTGGAGCGATACGTTGTCGTAGTGGAGGGTGGCGGTGGTCTTGTAGTCTACCAGATAGATGTTGCCTTCTTCATCAGCGAAGATACCATCAATAGCAGATGCAAAGTTCTCTCCATCTGTAACGAGATATTCGGATGCGACATAATGCAAACCGAATGAGACTAACATGCTATGGAAGGCTTGAAGCTCTTCTGTAGGGTTCGGGTACTGCTTGATGTCTGCATCGAAGATAGAACAGAAGGTTTCAAAGGTGTTATGGATAAGACCTCCTCGCTCTGCTGCCTTTTTCAGTACTGACTCAGGAATATTCTTGTAGGTATCGGGGAAGGCTTTCTTGATGAGCGTTCCCGTCACACCTTTCAATTCCTTCTTTCCGATGAAGTACTGGTGCGTCTCTTCTATAAATGTGACATTTGGCACATTCAGGCTGATTTTCTTTGTTGTTTCTGTCATATTATTGTAATCCTAATTCTTTCTTCTTAGCTGATACTGCTTGCATGAACTGAGGGTTGACGGTGAGCGGCTTGTATGTTTGAACTACCCATATCAGATTGTCTTTCGTGACACATCTGCTAAGGTATGCCAATCCTTCGTTCAAGTCATTTGTGTGATACTGGGGTGTTGCTGGCTGCTGTACGGCTTGTGCTGCCTGAGCGGTTGGATGCTGAGCCTGTGTTTGCTGCTGCGCTTCCTGATGCTGCCCATAGTTGGTGGTATCAGAATCAGCATTATCATCAATGGCAAAGAGACCGTTGAGAGCATACTTTCGAGCGTAAGAGGATGATGCTCCAGTAATCTGACTGCCATCCATACCCTTTTTGGTTTCCTCTTCTCTAGCCAAACCAGTTGTTGTTTCGCACTCGCCCTTCTCGTTCTTGATAGTGGCGGTAGCCTTAACATAAATGCGGTTGCCTACCATCACAATATCATCTGTAATGGTTAGCGTGCATTTCTGCTTGTTTAGCAAAGGCTTGACAGCTTCTAAGATGTCCTCAGCCTTGCGATACTTGTAGCCACCGAATTTGTTGAACTGACTCTTCGGGGCTTTCAGTTCTGACTGAATTGCGATAAGTTCTTTCATATCTTATATGTATTAAGTTGTTATTGATATTTCCATTCATAGCGGCTGCATTTGTAGCCACCATCTAGGTTCTTATTCGGGTTGTCACACATGGTCGAGAAGAGACAATCGTGACAACTATTTGCTTTATATCTCATATTGTATGGTTTAAATGTTCAAATTAAAAGCCCCACGATTCTCACGAATGGTGGGGAAGAGAGTTTTTTATTTTAGTTTAACCTGAGCGGTCGCTACCGCAATGACAAAAGTTAAAAATGTAAAATATATTAAAGTCTGTAATTTCTATCCATAAAAGGAGGGGCTGCTAAATGTAATGATAAAACAGCCACCTCCGTGGAGCGACATCTATACAATCTTGCCGGATGCTGAATCGCTCCTTGGTTCCCTTCTGCATTCATGGAGGCTTAGGACTCCCAGCACTAGTAATCGCACATATTGTGATATATCTGATTTCTATAAAATAACCAATTATAACTATTGAACCGAATAGAAAAAAGAAAGCGTGCTGGCTGCATTAGAACCGATTTGTAGTTGTGCGCTCCTACCTTTAGATGCTACCTTATTATATAAGGGTCACGGCATCAGGTCTGCTTCTTCACAAGTGAACTCCAAGTTTTTCCAAATTCCACCTATCAGGTGTATGTACTCGCTTGCCACTTCCACGTCTAAGCACCATCTGTGGTTAATGATGCTCCTTTTGGGTACGTGTACCTCTCTAGGAAGGTTTATCCTATCCGATATAAAGCCTTGGAATCGGGCGATATGGGGCGCAAGGTGGGACTCGAACCCACGACCTCGAAGGCTCATAAACCTTCATACTCTACCAACTGAGTTACTTGCGCTGGGTAAAAAACTTAAAACATGTAAAATTATAACGACAAAGTTATTGTGGAGACTGGGAGTAGCAAACTCCAAAAAACCTCTGCTGTTTTCAATGACTGAAATATTATAAGACTTAACACATTAATAACTTAATACTTAACTATTCTTGTGAGGTTCAATCTCCATATATCTTACTTGCCTACCTCATTGAAGTAGGAGTGAATTTCCTTAACGGCAACAGCGATAGTGATTACGCTAGCTACCAACATTACATCTGCTATCATAAGTTTATCTGTTTAATGGGTAAAACAATAGGCTGCTGCCTCTGATTTCAACTCTGCCATGCTCTTTCTACGATTCTGAGTCATCCACTCTTCCAACTCGCTCTTCTTGAAGTAGAGTCTGTTGACATTTGGTTTATAGCAAGGAATGATGCGGTTCCTGACGTTCTCTCTCACTCCTCTAACCGTCATGCCAAGAATGATTGCAGCTTCATTAATGTTGAGCACATTCTTTGCAGCTATGAGCGAATACTGCTCTATGCGGTCTAGCTGCTCTTTAATCTCTGGGTCTATCATATCAGTTGAATTTGATGGTTTGTTGACTTGCATTAGCTGCCTTGGCTGGCTCTGTTCTACCAGTGCCCTTATCGCTGGGAGTATTCTCCTGCTCTATCAAGGGGAGAATGCCCTTCGCTTTGAGTGATTCATATAGGAAGATTCTTCCTTTCGTTGTCCACTCGGTGTTGTACTTCACATCGTGCTGACCATCCTTGCGGATGATGTCTACTGCTCTGCTGTGAACATATCCACCTTCGAGGAATTGGGCAAACAATATCCATTGACCTCTAACCTTGTGTTGGATTCTCATAGACTCCAACTCCTTGTTTAACCTCATGGCACTCATTCCGTAGTCCTGAGCAATCTGAGTAACGGTCATGGTGGCATTACTCTGCAAGATTTTATCGTAGTAGCTTACCTTCGGCAGCATTTCGGTAATCTTGTTGCCGAGTTCCATGTTCGTCTTGCTGATAGTGAGTATTTGTTCCTGCTGCTTCTTATTTTCCAAAGCTAGCTGTTGTTTCTCTTCCTCAGCCTTGACCAGAGATTTGAGAGCTTCGAGATAGTTCTGAGGAACGGATGGCTTTTGATGTTGCTCTTCCAGTTCCTTCCATCGTTTAATCAACTTTGCTCTCGCTTCATCGTTGAACTTGGTGGCGATGTAGAGACACTCTTCTTTATTGAGAGAGTAGCAAGGTCTTGGTTTCCCTTGCTCGTCTTGATATTCAGCCAACGCAAACTTGCGTTCGCTAACTTTCTCCCAAGCTGGCTCCATGTTTCTGATGGCTCTCATTACATCAGTATGTCTTCTGCCAGTAATCTCTGCAATCTGTAGTGATGTCATTCGGTCACCATCTACAATAGTCGAAATTTCATTCATAGGATTCCTCCTTCTTTATTATTAATAGAACACTACCTTGTCTGCCTTAACACCTCCGAACTCATTCAGGGCATCATTCCTGATGTCTTCGGCTTGCTTGCTCTGACTTCTAAAACCTAGAGCGTTGTAGATGGTTTCCTTTCGGCATCCATATCGCTCAGCAAGTTTTTTACGTCCTTCGGGCGAAACTTTGATAATTTTTATCTTTTTTGCTTGCATATCTTAATTTTTTGTTGTACTTTTGCTTCTAATAATTAAGCAACTTGTTGTTTACGAGTGCAAAGGTAGTCGTTTCTTGCTAATTCACCAAATTTTTAGCAAGAAATTATTAACCGATTATGAATAATTAAGTATGATTTATAAATGTAAAATGTATGGAAGTGACTATTTATCAGCGAATTATGCTAATTTTAGAGGATAAGCAAGTATCGGTTAATGCTCTATCAAAGTTAGTCGATATGTCTCAAACTACCCTTAATACTCAGTTGAAGGGTGAGCGTACTTTGTCTGCAAACGTTGTTGCCAAGGTTCTTGTAGCTTATCCTGACGTGTCTGCTGAGTGGTTGATGCGTGGGGTAGGTACTATGTATAGCAACCAAGATGCAGATGATTCATCTTATATGGTTGCTGAGACTCCTCATCATGAAGAACCTAAGATAGAAGAGTCTCATCAGGATGATTCTGTCTGGAAGGCAAAGTACGAGGAACTGGAGAAACGCTATGACCAGCTACTGTCTATCTTAGGCGGTGGCATGCGACAAGCAAATGTCGGATAATTAAAATGTGGTAGGTATGAAAAGATTATTTTTATCTGCATTTATGTTTCTTTGTACATATATATTATATGCACAGAGTTCTATTTGCGGTGTTCCTTTCGGGCAGTCTTATAATGTTGCAAAAACACACTTGTTTAATAAGTATGGAGAACCTGAAATAGATGATAAAAATGAAATATGGTATTTCGAAAGGGATTATGCTGATATTCCTTTTGAGTTTATATCTTTTAAATTTCAATCTGATGGTTACTTGACTTATTTTAATGAGTGTGTAATGGGAAGACGTTTTGAAGATTTATCTTTGGCAAAGAATTTTAGATATAAAATCATAAAAAAGTTAAAGAGTAAATACGAGAACACAATTGTGTATAAGGATGATAATGGTTTTATTGCTGCTTATGGTGGCGAATCACCTATAAATTCAGATGAATATGGATTTAGTGTTTTCGTTGTTCATAGCGGTAAAACATATACCGTTTTCTTAGATTATGGTCCATATAATTATGTAAATGAAGAATTATGAAGCATATAGTATTACTTTTAGCCATCATCCTGATGGCATCATGCAGCAGTTCTTCCAAGAAGTCTGCTGACGTAGAACCTGAGAAGAAGGAGTCTGCTGTAAAGTCGGCTGACTCTAGTGGTAATGTTTTCATCTGTACTGGCGGCTCTTCCGAGCGTTACCATTGTGACCGAGATTGCAAAGGTCTCTCTCGCTGCTCAGGAGAAATAGAAAAGATAATCGAGGAGGAAGCTGAGGATATAGGCAGAACTCCTTGCAAGATATGTTATTAATTAAATTGTGAGATATGAAAAAGATTTTATGTTTTATGATGTTTATCTTGCTGCTTGTATCATGTAGCAAGGATTCTGGTGAGGAAGTTGGGCTGACTTCAAACTATATAGAGGTTGCTGGAGTCAGACATCAGATTGATAAATTCACGATTGAGAACGAAACCGATTTTCGTATAGGCTCCAAGAAGGATGGGACTTATATTTCTTTCGGTTATACTTGGTACAAAGTACCGATTGGCGAAAAGGTATATTTCGTTGAGACAGACGAGTATTTGGATTATTTTGAGTTGGTGGATAGTTACAGAAAATGCGACTTAACAGATGGTTCTTCTGATAGTTTTTACTTAATAAAGAAGAATGGTGATAAGTATATCGTTAATATATATATAGGTTCGTCTAGATATAAGACGATTGTACATTATGAAGGAAAAATGATATAAAGAAAAGGCATCGGGAATAAATCTCGGTGCCTTTTCTG